GAAGCACTTGCAAAACATAATAAACAATTAGAGAAAGAGTATTTCACTAACATAGAAGATATTGATAATTTTCATTTGTTTAAACCTATGCTTGCTGCTGATTATGCTAAGTTAAAGAAGCCCGTACAGTTCCCAGTATACTCGCAACCTAAGTTAGATGGTATTCGTTGTATCGCACGCAGAGATGGTTTGTGGTCACGATCAGGTAAACAGCATATTTCCATACCTCATATCTGGGAAGCATTAGCGCCATTATTTGAAGAGACGCCTGATCTAGTATTAGATGGTGAGTTATACAACCATGAACTCAAAGATGATTTCAATAAGATTGTTTCATTGGTACGCAAAGCAAAGCCGAGTGCAGATGATTTAGTAGAATCAAAGAAGTTAGTTCAGTATCATGTATATGATATATATGAAGAAGATACATTTGAATCTAGGACGAGGTCATATCATGATGTTGTTAACATCTTGATTAACGATCAGTGCATTCAAGCAGTGCCTACTACTATTATTGATACACAAGATCAATTGAATGATACCTATGGTGACTACCTAGAGAATGGGTATGAAGGTCAGATGGTTCGTCTTGATGGTCAATATGAGAACAAGCGGTCAAAGAATTTATTGAAGCGTAAAGAGTTTGTTACAGATGAATTTGATGTAGTAGAAGTACTTGAAGGAAAAGGTAATTGGTCTGGTTGTGCAAAGAAGATTGTAATTGCATTGTCAGATGGTACTACATCCGAAGCGGGTTGTCGTGGGACCCAAGCACAGATGGCAACGTTATTGAATGGTGATAAGCCTGATTGGGCAACGATTAGATACTTTGGGTTCACACCAGATGGTAAGTTGCGTTTTGGTGTAATGATTGATCATGGCTTTGGCGAAAGAAAAGATTGAGGTAATATGAGATATAGTAATCCGTGGAATGGTGGTAGTCAATTCTATAAAGGTAAACATAAAAGTCTTCCTATTGCTGAAAATGATAAAGAATATCAAGAGTATTGTAAAAGGAAAAAGAACAAAGACAAGTTATTGGATTATAAAGAGTGGTGTTTAAATCAACGCCGTGATCATGGAATGTTTTAGTGATCTTAAATTAACTATTGACAAGTAAGGTATATTGGTGGTATAATAGTTTTATAAATTAATTATTGGAATGATAATGACGCGTATTAATCTTGTACCACCTAGTGAGTTAGCCGATCAGCATTTAGTTGCAGAGTATAGAGAAATCTTTATGGTCGGTTCATCGTTACAGCGTTCAATCGTTAGTAAGAATTGGACAACAACTAAAGTAACACTGCCTAAGATATTCACTTTGAATACAGGTCATGTCAAGTTCTTTTATGATAAGGGTAAGTATCTATCAGATAGGTACGATGATATTCGTGTAGAAATGATTTTGCGTGGAATGAATCCTGATCCTGCTAGAGTATTTAAATCATGGCAGTTCCCAACCGAACTATACAAGTCTTACACACCTACACCAGATGCGCTAGACATTATACGTGAGCGCATTGCATATCGTATTAGCGAGAAGCCAACTTGGTATCGTTGGAGTCCTCATATTTAAGAGAGTATAAATAGTCGTATACAAGGAAGAGCTTAATAATGATTACAAAAGAAATATCAACATGTTCACCTGAATTAATTAATTTCATAAAACAATGCGTCGACAGAGACTATAAAAACAATATATCTTTAAAGCATATGAAATTTGAATGGTGCATAGATCAAGGTGGTCAGTGGTATGCTACACACGATACCAATGGTGAAATTATAAGTGTTAGTGGCATTCATCCATTCAAAGATGGATATCGTGCGTTGTTTAGAGGTGCACAACTACAGTCTCGTCCAATCAAGGGACTTAGCAGATACCAAATGCAAAGTTGGGGAATATATGATCATTTACCATTGCAGATACAATTTGCAAACGGTAAACCTATATATATCACTACCAATGTAAGCAACGATGAAAGTGGAAGAATGAATAGAATACATAAGAGTTTTGCAGTGATGGCTAAAGGCGACATGGTTGAATACGTGGGTGATGAAGAACTATTTTATGTGAAACAAAGTGTTTGGAAACTAAACAACGATAAATATTTTGAAATAAGGAGTAGATATGCATAACATGTATAACGTAATAGGCGCAGGAACAACAGGATGGATTGCATGTTTATACTTGTTAAAAGCAGATAAACCAGTTACTCTCTATAAAGATCCTAGCGTAGATATTCGCAAGGTTGGTGAAAGCACAGTACCTACAATAAATGAAATACCTCGTCTTATGGGCATGAGTGATCAGGAATTCTTAAATAGAGTAAATGGTTATTTCAAATACGGAACAATGTTTAGTGGATGGAAAGATGCGAACAGTTGGATGTATTTTTTTGCCAATGAGCCAGACAGTACAACAACTGATAGACATCAAACATATGCATATCACATAGACGCACCTGGATTCTGCGAAGTGCTACAAGAATGGTGTGAGCAACAAGATAATTTTAGAATTATAAATTCTAAGTTTACAAAAGATCAGTATACTAAAGAAGAATTTTATATTGATGCAACTGGACAAAATGGAGTGCTATCAGAACAAGTTGGGATTGTGCATAATACAAGTGATTTCCTAATAAATGATTATGCTGTAATAGGAAACGACAAAACAAGTTACGTGCCTTATACACATTCACAGACAATGAGCAACGGGTGGTTATGGAGTATTAGTTTACAGTCGCGAATGAGTCATGGGTATGTATTTAGTTCACAATATCAAACGGTTGAAGATGCTATTGCAGAGTTCGAAAAGTACACAGGTATAAAGCATGAAACTGTAATAAATTTTGAGACCCGCATTCCAGAACAAGCATGGAAAGATAATGTATTGTTCTTAGGACTCAGTGCAGGATTTATTGAACCATTGAATGCTACAGCAAACTTTGCAGCACAAAGTGGAATAAAAAACTTTTTACTACTAGAAGATAACCCAGCAATTTATAATAGATTGATTAACAAAACATATAATGGTATACACAAATGGATTAAAGCATTATATAGTTGTAATACATGCACTGGAGAATATTGGGATTATTATAAAACTAATCGCGAACAAGCAATAAAGGATATAGATTTTTACAGCGAGGAAGGACATCAAGGTTTGATGGGCAAGCACAGTTGGAATTTACTGAAAGAGAACATGCTATGAAAGGTTGGTTTAGTTGGAATCATTTAAGAATGGCAGAATATTATAATGGAGGATTGCGTAAAAATGGCGTAGTACTTTATTTTAAACATATGTATACTGGATTTAGAGAGGCGGGTAAGCAGTTGCTTATGGCATGTGCTAGTATCATACATGCAATATTCCCTCCATTATTTGATTTTAAACTACTTGAAGTAGTTATCGATCAAACAATTGGACTACATAGATTCCTACCGAACCACCCACTTTGGAAAAAACTAAAAGATGAACTTGATTCAGATACTAAATGAAGGTTGTACGAGACGAATTAAAAGATGATTGACTTTGACAGATGCTTACACGAAGGATATATGATGTTTAGCAGTGGATCAACTGGTCCACCAAAGAAGTTGTGGCAAAGTCCGCGAAAGATTAGCATATCTAATGTACTAGCCAGAAATACACAAAGTATTGACTATAAAAGTAGAATATATACTGTATGCAAGTTAGAACATGCGGGTGGGTTACTAGCGCAAACACTTCCAGCACACGAAATAGGTGCGTACGTAGAGTTTGAAACGTTTAACGCACGAACATGGTGTGACAAAATGGAAACATTTACACACAGTCATTTGACCCCTAAAATGGCAAGAGTGCTGACAAAGACAAAGCAGTGGAAAGCAGTAGATTTGTATGGAAAGATTATTGTATGCGGAAGCGACAGAGTGCCTGCTAGTACTGTAAATGCGTTTACTGAAAAAGGTGCAACATTTATTGTTAATTGGGGAATGACGGAAATTGGTCCAGTGGTCATTAACAAGACATATCGCCCAGGCGACATTGCAGAAGATTACAATGGACTAACTGTATTAGGTGATACGTTTAATTGCGAATACTTTGTAAGCGACGATGAATTAGTAGTAAAAAGCAATGCGTGCATTCATGACGGATGGTTTCACACTGGAGACCTGGTCAAAGTAGTAGATGGAATAATGTATTATATTGGACGAAAAGATGCGTAATATAAATAGTCGCATACGAGGAATTAATAATGATTAGATGGGGGATTTGTGCAGGGAGTCATGATGCTGCTTTGGCTGTATTTGACGGAACAAAATTACTATTCGCAGCACACAGTGAGCGATCAAGTGGTATCAAGAACGACAAACTATTGAATGATGAAATAATCAGTCAAGCATTATTGTTAGGTGATCCGAAAGAAGTTCATTGGTATGAGAACGATTTTACCAAGCGATTACGTCAGATCAAAGCGGGTCAGTACAAGACTGCATTCACTAAAGAAACCCCGATAACAACTCTGCGCGATTTAGGTATCGATACTACATTATTCCCCAACGTAGATCCGTTCACTACTCGCACAATGACCTATCATCCACATCACAGAAGTCACGCAGCCGCAGGCTATTACACCTCTCCTTATGATGATGCTGCTGTATTAGTAATTGATTCTATTGGTGAATTTGAGACACTAACAGTTTGGCATGGCGAAGGTGATAAATTAACAAAGAAATTTAGTCAATCATATCCAAATAGTATTGGATTATGGTATAGCGCAATGACTCAGAGAATTGGTTTAAAGCCAAACGAAGATGAGTATATCTTAATGGGATGGGCAGCAATTGGTGACTCAGCCAAATACTTTTATGATATATTGAATGACTTCTTTGAGCCGTTAGAGTATGGTTCGTTGAATATAAAATTCAAACAGAACTTACATAGAGGTTGTCGACAGTGGCGTCCTGACTTAAATACAGTACAAGATTACGCAGACATAGCCGCATCAACGCAGGCAGTGTATGAGCATGTATTCAAACATTTATTGGTTGAGACATCGCTGTTGATTAAATCAGATAACATTGTGCTTATGGGTGGCTGTGCATTAAATTGCGTTGCTAATAGTATTGCACATAAGTTTTATGATGGTGTATGGATAATGCCTAATCCGGGTGATGCAGGTAGTGCTATTGGTTGTGTATTAGATCATTTGCGTACACATGTTGAATGGAATAGTCCTTACTTGGGATATAATATTGCTGGTGATTACCCAGTGAAAGCAGCGATGAAAGAATTGACAACGATTGGTATGGTTGGCGTAGCGAGTGGTAGAGCAGAGTTCGGTCCTAGAGCATTGGGTAATAGAAGTTTGTTAGCAGATCCTCGTGGAAGTGAAATGCAAGATTTGGTTAACACAGTGAAGCAGCGACAGGCATTCAGACCATTTGCACCTGTGATTATGGAAGAGCATTTGCATGATTACTTTGAAATGCCACAAGGCTGTAACACGAGTCCGTATATGCAATTCGTTGGTGTGTGTAAGCGCCCAGATTTGTTTCCTGCTATATCACATTATGATAATACTAGTAGAGTACAGACAGTGACACGAGAGCAGCATCCGGGATTGTATTCATTGTTAGAAAAATGGTATGAAGAGACAGGATGCCCGATGTTGTTGAATACAAGTTTGAATATTAAAGGTGAACCAATGGTTGACACCGAAACTGACGCATTGCGTTGGACTGAAAAGTATAATGTAAAGGTGGTAACGAAAGATGTTTAATCCAGTTAAGTGGGTAAAAAGAAAACTAGCAGAGCGTAAGTATAAGAAGCGTATGGAAGCGAAGTTAAAGAAATTGCAAGAGCAAGATCCGTATATATACGACTAATAGGTAAGACAATCAAAATATTAATATGTGGCTTGCCCGGAAGTGGCAAGTCAACAGTCAACAAGAATATCATTGAAGCATTGTCTGTTGCAGGTTATACAATTGATGAAGAATATATGATACAATGGATGCCAAACATCGTAGACATTAGTTACGGACGAGGTGTTGGTTATACATTCACACAGCATGACTTGGGTGCAGAGATGCATGACATTAGTGCTACGAAGATCCGTGCTAAGATGCGCGAAGAAGGAAGTCTTTGAAGTATAGAATCAAGCGTTGGAATTCGTTGATAGACTTCCGTGATTATCTAGTAAAATCAAAGTCAGAGATAGTTGTTGATTTTAATGGACATACGTTGGTAACTGATCAAGGTCGTTATGGTCTTGCATTTGGTATTTTAACATTCCAAGAAGAACTAATCGTTATTAAGAAACCACCAGTTAAGAAAGCAACAGTTAAGAAAGCGGTAGTTAAAAAAGCGGTAGTTAAAAAAGCGACAGTTAAGAAAGCAACAGTTAAGAAAGCGGTAGTTAAAAAAGCGGTAGTTAAAAAAGCACCAGTAAAGAAAGCAGTTGCAAAGAAAGCAGTTGTTAAGAAAGCACCAGTAAAGAAAGCAGTTGTTAAGAAAGCACCAGTAAAGAAAGCAGTTGTTAAGAAAGTGGTAATTAAAACCAAATAAAACATCTTGCATAAATCATAAAATAATGATATAATAATTGAGAGATGACAGAGATTATACATGAGAAAAATACCGAAACAAGATGACATTAAGTACTTCTACAAGCGACTCGATCAGCAAGACATAATTAATAAAGTACCTAAAGGTGATTACATTGCTGTATTTGGCACAAGTCATACATATGGATTATGTGACCGTGGCGAAGATGGCAGAGATGGAGATTTATTAGATGAAGACGGTATGTGGGTGTTTTCATTAGGTAAGAAGTTGGGAATAGAAGTATTTAACGTATCTATGCCTGGCAATTACAATATTAATATGGTACGTCAGATGACAGACTTTTTTGAATTACCAAAAGAAGTAATTTCACGTTGTAAATTAATAATCGCAGAACCACGAGTGGGTGATACCGCTGGTATTATGTGTACCGATGTGATTGAAGAACTTGATGTATCTGTAAAAGAGTTAAATCAAGTACTCACAAATAGTTATGCATTTAATGTGTTGAACAAAAAGCAATACATATGGGAAACTAATGTGTACGCGCAGTTTACTAACCCAGCCAGTCAGAATATGACGACAGAAGATTATGCACGACGATTAATAGGAAATGTGGGACACTATGAAGATGATATACCGCCGCCATCTGTACTAAAGAATGTGACAAACTATATAGATCATCATACGCGTACTTCTGCTATTTCAATTTCTTCCCTACTGAGGGACTATGAGAATATCCGAACAATGAAGCAATTTGCAAGTATGGCAAATATACCGTTTATGTGGTTTTGTTTTGATAGTCAAAACATACTAGACGATGAAGAAGTTGCTTTATGTGAAAAAATATATACAGAGACTTCGACTATATTTGATGCTCGCATATCAAAATTGGAACTTGGCGTAGTAGATGAATATGAACTAAGATTTGGCGAAGATGCATTATATGGAGAGCAATGTAATTGTGGTCATTTTAGCGAAGTAGTAAATAATTGGGTGAGTAACATGGTACATAAACAGATAATTGAACTAGGATATGAACTATGAATTTGAAAATACTAAACGAGTTAGATAGAATACTAAAAAACAATCCAACATTGGTTTCAAACGATCAGAGTTTGTGTCAAGTTATTAATGGGGTATTTAATATCTCATTAGCATCAGTCGATGGGAGCAATGTCTATAAGTTGGCAGATACGATTGATGATGCTGTGCTACACAATTACTTTTCCAATGTTTGGCAAGCAGAAACAAAGAAATACAAGTACAGTGGATTAAGTATCATTGATGAAGTTAATGCATTGAAGCCTCGTAAGGTGATTGACTTGGGGTGTGGATATAATGAATTCAAAGGTAAGATTGACAACTTGATTGGAGTTGATCCGTATAATAAAAAAGCAGATATTACTTCATCTATTTTAGGTTATAAGACTAGTGAAAAGTTTGATGTTGCTATCTGTTTAGGTAGTATTAATTTTGGTAGTTCAGATAAAATAATTGCTGAATTGGCATCGGCGGTCAATCTAGTTACCGATGGTGGGTTGTTATATTTCAGAGTGAATCCGGGAACACAGCACGAAGCACCAGAAAGCAAGTGGATTAATTTCTACGATTGGGACCCAGTATTCGTATCGAATATAGCACAACATTTAGACTGTGAGTTGTTAACATTGCGTCAAGACTTGAATCGATTGTACTTTGTAATGAAGAAGCGATAATGATTTTACATATACCACATTCATCTACCTATATTCCATTGGATATAGAATTTGATAAAAAAGATGTAAGTGATGATATTCAGCGAATGACTGATTGGCACACTGATGATTTATTTGATTGTGAGCATACTATTGTTAAATTAGAAGTTAGTCGATTGATATGCGATGTTGAACGCTTCATTGAGAATGAAGAAATGGATGCAGTGGGTATGGGAATATGTTATACGACTGATTCGTTTGGTGCACCGTTAAGGGCAGTGTCAGATGAAGAGAAAGATCGTATTGTAAATCAATATTACATTCCGCATCATGCGAAATTGTACGAGTCTGTAAGAGATGAATTAGAAGAAAATGGACAAGTCATGATTGTAGACTGTCATAGTTTTTCTAATGAGCAATTACCTCATGAACCATCTGGTGAACGACCTGATTTTTGTATAGGTACTGATTCGTATCATACACCAGTGTCATTGATTGTAAGATTGCAGGAAGAATTGAAGATACTTGGTTACACTAGCGTAGTGAACGAACCATTTGCTGGTACAATTGTACCGATGGAGTATTATCATACAAATGATAATGTGAAATCAATAATGATTGAAGTTAATAGATCATTGTATATGAAGAACAGTTCTGAATATGCAAAGATGAAAGGAATAATCACCAATTTGATAAATATTATCAATAAGTATTAAAAGGGATTATTATGAAAATTAACGAAATTATAGAAGCAATAGGCGATTCACCTAGTGAATTTGGACAACGACTATCACAAGAAGATGATGATAATTTTCAACAAGTTCCTGGCAGAGTATTCGCTCAAGCGGTATCACGTATAAAGCAGAACGACTTAGCAAGAGGTGATGCAGCGAAGGGTCTTGAAACTTTGCATGTATACCCAGCAAATGAATACAATGGTATGAATTGTTTCATTGGTAAGAACAACTCAAGTGGTTATGCGATTGCACATGGTGATGAATTAGTTTCTGTGTTTAGTTCACAGGGATCATCGGGTAGTGCTATCATGCAAGATGCGATAAAGAATGGTGCTTCTCGTCTAGATTGTTTTGCTATTAGAAAAGAAGATGTATCTATTGAAGGTGGATTGTACAGCTTGTATTCTCGTCATGGATTTAGCATTGACAAGAGTATGAATGATGGTGAACCTGGACAACCATATTCGATTCAGAATGGCGTAAGTTCGTACGTAGACGATAATGAGAAAGTGCATCCAAATGATCCGCGTGTTGTTATCTTCATGAAAAGATAAAAAAAGATAAATAAAACTATAGTTAATTATATACTTGACATCTGTTGTCATGCAGTGTATAATAACTACATAAATAAAAGAGTAGTGCAGATTTGTACTACTTCATTTCACAGCATAGTATAACAATAGCCGAGCGGCGATGTTCATATTATAAATCAAATTTCTAAAAACCGTCACGCTATATGTGTGTCTTTCGCATGCTTAATTTAAGAGAACATAAATGGAATATTTTACTATACTAATGGCTGGTATTGCTTACGGATTTATCGTAGGTTTAATTCCAGTAGCAGGAGCAACAGTTGGATTAATCGCCATCTACTCATTCGTTGGGTATTTTGATGATCCGTATATGTTGGTTGTGTTTACGACTGCGATAGTTGTATCGTCTAGTATTGGTGATAGTTTCTGTGGTGTCGTTATGAATATCCCAGGAGCAGGTGGTGCAGCAGCGACCATGATTGATGGATTTCCTATGAGTCGTAAAGGTGAAGCAGCAAGAGCATTAAGTGCGGCAATATCTACATCATGGGCGAATGGATTAATATGGGGATTGTTAGTATTTTTGTTTTTACCATATTATTCAAAGATTGTTTTGTATTTTGGTACACAAGAGATGTTTACCTTCTTGATTTTTTCAATGACTTGTGTTATATTCATAAGTAGCAAATATTATGTTAGAGGATTCATTGCGTTAATAGGTGGTTTTGTAGTTGGTCACATTGGAATGGACCCACAAACAGCAGCGCCACGTTGGACAATGGGTTGGGAATATCTTGGTGATGGTATACAGATGATACCTGTTATGGCTGGTGTTTTAGCGTTCCCAGAACTAATAAGTGCATATCGTATGAAAGCGGAAAAGATATTCCTAGACAATGCAAAGATTAAATCACAATTGATTCAAGGTATTAAAGATAGTTGGAAATATAAATGGGATGGTTTGCGAGGCGGTTTCATCGGCGGTTTCATTGGATTGATCCCGGGCATTGGTGGTAACATAGCAGATTGGTTTGCATATAGTCAGACAGTTGCAGCAACAAAGAATGATGATGAGAAAGTAGGAAACGGACATGTACGAGGGGTAATTGGATGCGAAGGTGCAAACAATGCACAGAAGGCAACTAGTTATGTTCCTACTATATTGTTTGGTATTCCTGGCGCACCATTTGAAGTGATCATAATGGGATTGCTTATGTATGTTGGTTTGGAGTTAGGCACGCCAGCAGTGTTGGCTGATACAAGATTCTTTGATGCATTGTTGAGCAGTTATATGTGGAGTCTGTTAATCATATTACCTATTTCATATATGTTTATCAAGTATGCAGTTAAGATAACCAATATTCCGTTTCAGTGGTACTTCTGGCCAATCTTAGCGAGTTTGATTTGGTCTAGTACGCAGTACACAGGATTAAAAGAAGATTATATGATGCTTGCGATATGTTGTGTTGCAGGCATGGTGTTAAAGTACTTGAAGTTTAGTAGAGTAAGTTTTTTGATAGGATTTATCTTATCAGCAAGAATAGAATCTAGTTATTTGCAATTTACTGGATTATACGAGTGGGGTGATTTGCTAAGTAACCCATTAGCAATCATATTTTTATTATTAGCAGCATTAGCTGCATATTGGGGCGCTTTTAAAAACAATGCACGCATTGATTTTGTTTAGGAGAAATAACAAATGAAGAAGTTAGTAATCGCAACGTTAGTTGCACTAGGAATGACAGTATCATCACTGCCTGCTATGGCAGATTTCACATTCATCGTACCGCAGAAGCCAGGTTCAGGCACATCGGTATGGACAGCAATCGTTGCTGGTGAATTAGAGAAGCATTTAGGTGAGAAGATCAAGATCGTTAATATCCCAGGAGCGAATGATATCCCAGGCTTTAACAAATTCCACAATGATCTACAGCATGACGACAAGACTGTTATGGTGTCGCATGGTGGTAACGGAGTGTCGTATTTGGTAGACCCAGTTGACTATGACTATTACCAGTATGACCCAATCGGTATGATGAACTTGACTATTATCAACGGACACTCTCCTGGTTTTAATCCATACACAGGTGTTATTAAATTCAGTGCTGGTTCTGGTATGAACCCAGATATGATGGCACACATCTTATTGAAAGGTGGACCTGATCTTACTATGGCACAGGCAGAAGAGATTTTTGCTAGTCAGTACAAGTACATCAAAGGTATGTCAGGTGGTGATCGTAGACTTAGTTTTCAGCGTGGCGGTGAACTTAACGTAACTCGTGAGTCTACAGCAGCATACAATAAGTATTACAATGGTAAGGAATTTTCTAAAGTATGGTTCTCACAAGGTGTATTTAACCTAGAGACAGGCGAAATTGATGCTGATCCTAACTGGCCTAACCTTTCAATTCATGAAGTATTTGAAGCGAAATGGGGTGTTGCACCACAAGGTGAATTCTGGGAAGCATTTGAACTTGTACGTAACTTCCGTGACGTGATGCAGAAAGCATTATGGATTAAGAAGGGTAGCCCTGAGACAGATCGTTTACGCGCAGCGTTCCGAGCAATGGCAGCAGATCCTGTATCAATGGCGAAGATTTACGAAAAGACAGGCAAGTATGATTGGATTATCGGTGAAGATATGGTAGATGCGTTAGATATTCTGCGTGAGCAAATTAAGCCAACCACACTACGCAATCTTGTAAGTTTCTTACAAGTCACTGGTAAGCCAGCGATTCTTAAAGAAGATTTAATCAAGTAATATGATTTTAGAACTAGTGGACAATGTCTGCTAGTTCTTATTCAGCAAGGACAACAGTATGAAGACACTTGTTATTATGACAGGTCCACAAGGAGCAGGCAATCATCTGTTCAGTAAGGCATTGGCAACAAACCCATCGGTATTTGGTTGGAACAACCTACTTGATACTTATTGGGAAGGTCATGATCAAGAACCATTTGCAGAGTATTGGATTAATCCAACTAAGTTAAGTGAGTTTGATTGGGATATGTCAGATGTGTTTGTTACTAGTATTAGTTGTCCTTTCATTTATAAAGGCATTGAGTTACAACCTAATTACGATGATTTTATAAATGAAGCAAGTAAGTATGTTGATGTAAAGATATTAGTTATTGGTCGTGATGTTAATATATTGAATCATCAGCAAATCCGAGTACGAGGTAAAGAGACTACCCCTGTATTTCAGCAAGCAATTGGTAATCTATTACCATTAAATCCTATGTTTGTTTCACAAGAGTTATTATATTTGTATGGTCAATCGTATTTAAATTCAATAGAGAGTTATATCGGTTTACCTTTAACGAATGGAACATTGCTATTCAACGACATATTAAAAGTCAATGCAAATGCAAAATATATAGAACCAGTGATATCACATTGGTTAGATGAAGAAGTAAGAAAAGCGTGTGACAATAAATGAAAATTAGAACACACGATCCAGCCACTATTGTTATAGTAGTGAGGTGGCCACGTAGTCCTGAATCATCTGACCCCAATGAACATTACCGTCCTTGGATGGAAGATCATGTAGGGAAACAGGGAGTTGATTGGGATTGGGGTCTGATCAATGATGATGCATCAAAGGACAACCTGAGTATTAGATTTAAACGAGATTTTGAAGCGTTAGCAATGCAAGCAAAACTAATGTGGGCTTAGTATAAATACATGTAGTTGTGATTATATTAGGAGGTAAGCAATAATGGACGTATTTGATACACTTGGCATGGAATTTGTTGACATCATAGGGCCATGGATTGCTGTCTTAGTATCCATTTCGGCTGCATTATGGTTTAAAGATTTCACTACCAATTTAATATATGGTATAAAGTTCAAAATGAATCCCTCATTCAATGAAGGTGATGCGGTTGTATTAAATGACGAAGATGCTATTATTGTTAAAATAGGTTGGGGTGAGTCAGTGTTCGGTGTGTACAGTAAAAAAGGATATACTTGGCGCTATGTACAAAACGATAGACTACACTTACTTAAACTTGAAAAAATAGTAAACAAGAACTTACATCTTGACACCGATGCAGAAAGAGGCAGACGTATGCAAGCATTGCTAGATTTAGCACAATCAGATCAAATAGACAGCAATAGAAAAGATATTGAAAAATTAACTACCCAACTAAACAACAAATCAGAATAATTCTGATTGATATCAGACCCCACACATAGGTAACAAATGAATAACAAATCAAATTTAAGACTCAACCAAGGAAGACGTATAGTACATTTTATTTCAAATGGAGCTATGATAGATGAACTATCGTCGCACGCTGAATATGTCACAAAACTAAGAAAAATTGCTGAAATATCAATGACAAATTCATGTGATCATAGTATTTTATCTAGTCTAGATAATCTTAATCACAATAAATTGAGATCAAATTTAATATCAGTCACTGAAATGAATTTTGAGATGGCAGTAATTTGGTTTGAGGGATCATGGGTCTTATCAAATGATTTTGAAGATGAATTATTAAGTGCATATGATAATGAATGGTCAAAGACAGATTGGTTGGCTGCTGGTCACATCATAGATCGTCGTCCAAACACAGAGATGGCTACGTTTGATTCGCAATGTGTTATTATCAATCTTAAAGCATTAAAATCGTTGGATTATCCTAGATTGATGAAACGACAGCCGTTACAATCGCCTGTATATGAAAGTAGCGAAGAACATATACATGATGATTATACTCCAATGTATCTTAAACCTACTGGAAAATTTAGCGAAGCAAAAGAACAAGGTAATGGTTATATAGATGCATTAATTCATATAGCATTGAGCAATGATATGTATATACACAATTTGTCATATAGTATCCGAGATGAGAAGTATTGTTGTTATCCCGCAGATGATATTGAAGAAACAAAAGAATGGTTAAATATGGATTTCTCAACCAAATCGCTATCACAAATTAGAAAAATAGCAGATAGAATTAGTGAAGATAAAGAAGAACTGTTTGGATATAAGTATATGGATAAGATGATATTATATATAACAAATACTGAATCAGTTCCAAAAAAAGGTGCTATCAAATATAGTCATAATGTCATGACTTGTCCTGCCAGCGGATTGCATCAGTTTATGCATATGATAAACGCAAGAGATACCTTAGAGAAAGTCATATGGACGGATTTCAGTGAAGCAGGGCTATGGTGGGTTGAATTCTTGTTAACAAATTGGGATGGAACTGATTTCATTGGATTCTATAAAGCACATAAACATCATATTCATGATGTCTATGATATTGACGACGATACTATATTATATGATGAAGATTTAATTCATGGTTTCATGGAAGAAGTAGGTGACACTTGGTTAGATGATTGGGCTCATATTAAAAGTTTAGATCATACTTTTATGAAAATTAATATGGTAACTGAATGGAAAAGATTAGTTGATGCGATTGGTAATGATAATACAGTATTTCTACAAGTGAGTAATATTTGGCAATATGAAATTAATTATGTCAATACAACACATTTCCAAGCACAAGCAGCGTACATTAATCTGATTAATGAAGTGTTATCTAATAATAAAGATTTGTTCGTAACTGGTGATACTCCAAGTGGAGTATATCAAGGATATCGTAATATGAAAGAGATTGCAAGTATTTTTTAACTTGACAAAACAGTAAAAATATTATATAATAATTACTAATCATAAGGATAGTATATGTTAGATGTAATAATGCTTTCGTATGGCGAACCATCTGCCGACGAAAACTTCGAAAATTTAAAAAAGATAGCACCTCATGCACAGCGTGTAGATAGGGTTGATGGATTGTTGAATGCACATCAGGCAGCAGCGAACCTATCATCTACTGATTATTTCTATGTGGTTGATGCCGACGCTATCATCAGTCAGAATTTTGCGTTCAAATTTGAACCTAGTGCGAATCGTGATGCATATCCTGGCGTACCAGAGACAGAGTGTGTGTTCACGTACCGTAGTCATAATCCTATTAATGATTTGGTTTATGGTTATGGTGGAGTGAAGTTATTCCCTAAGAAAAAACTATTGGCAACTACCGAGTTCAAAGTAGATATGACTACTAGTATTGGTGCAATATTTAAACCATTATATGAGATCGCTAACATCACTGCGTTCAATACAGATCCTTTCAATACATGGCGCAGTGCGTTTCGTGAATGTACAAAACTAGCGAGTAACATCATAGATCACAATAAGCAAATAGACGATGCATATCGTTTAGCAGTGTGGACATCGCGTGGTGAAAATAGACCATTCGGTGAGTATGCATTGATTGGTGCAGAGCAAGGTAAAGGGTTTGGTGAAGATTACAAAGACAATCCTGATGCATTAAAGAAGATCAATGATTGGGAATGGTTGAAGAAAGTGTTCAATGAATCAGTCTGATTTTATTAATAGACATGCATGGTTGTATGGGTTGCAAGAATACTTTATTGGTACAGCGTATGCAGCAGATTTTGATTTACTATTCAAGGCATTGATGCATGATAATGGTTATCGTAAACGTGATCTATTGATACGACTTTCGCATATGGATAATTCTGCTATAGAGTTTGACGAGCAAAAAATGTGCAGTTTTTATAATTGTATAATGCATAAAGACTTGCCTGACTATGATGTGACACAGTCCAAACTAATCGGTTTAGTGAAGCATTTTGTTAAAGATGATTACACGCCCGCTGCATACAGATTCATACGTTCATTCGATGAAGACTTGGTGCCCGACTTTAATGATTTCTACAGTCGTGGGCAAATTGCTAGCAAGAAGTGGTTAGTTGAAGAATTAAGCAAAGTAGTTGATCAGAATGTATTAGGAAATGTAGCAGTATTTGGTGCATGGTATAACTTCATTGCACACATGTTGTTTGAGAAATTTAATATAGATAAGATGTATTCGATTGATATAGATGGAGATGTTATTCACCATATTAAAAAAATGATGAGAAATCAAATCAACAGTGGTCAATTAGTTCCAATCACATTAGATGCATCGACTATTAAATGGTTTAATAATGATATAGTAGTAAATACAGACGCAGGTGCAACGCATTGCAACGACATAGATCTTGTGATTAACACTAGTTGTGAACATATGTCAGATGATTGGTTTAATAATCTACCCACAGGCACAATTGTTTTACTACAGACTAATAATTACTTTGACAATATACAGCATAGTAATTGCGTCAAGACATTAAATGATGCACTCGATAAATATAAAATGTCAAATATTCTATACAAGGGTACATTAAAAACTGAGTTGTATGATAGATTTATGATCATAGGAGTAAAGTAAAATGGACGAGATAGTTACATTCGTTGTGGAAGATTTCATATATCCAAGTGAATATTCAGATGGAATGTATATGTATCTCGTAGTTGCAAATAGAATTACTGGTAGAATTTGTAATATGGGATTCAAGTACGAAGAAGATTTTACATTTGATTCAAGTGGAATGCGATCTACGGGTCATCGTATATTTGAATATAGATTTAAGAAAGCAGAAGATGCAATGTTAGTTAGGATACAAGGAATAGAGAATTAAATGGATAATGAATTGTGGGATTTAATCTTAGACGGATACGATCTAAGAGAATTACAAAGAGAATCCGCACGTGCTATTAGCACTATGAAAGCAGATAATGACTCAATCTATAAATTTAATAAAGTAGCACAGCATAACAGTCAGTTATGGTATCGTGCAGTGATTAAATATTATATGGAAGAGCATGGTGGGTTGCCTAGTCAGATTGGACCGGGCGTTGATGTGAAGTTGATACTAGATGATTGAGTTATTTTACGCAAACGTAGTATACGTTGCATATAGATTAATCATAACAGCACACGTAATCAAGTTTTTTAATAGATATGTAAACTATTATGTCGCTGTACTGATTGCAGCACAATTGAGTTTCATGTATGATAATGGATTGTTTGCATTACTATTTAATGCTCAGAAATTACCAGTATTTGCAGAATTAATTGTGGCTGATATACTTTATACATTAAGAGTATTGATTGCTTGGTTTGTTATAAAACAATTATGGAATGTAACCAACAATTATTATGTTGCAGTATTTATTGGTGCGGAGATGACCTTCGTAGTAGATTATTTTATCTTTAATCAAGTGTATTGAAGAAACTAGGAAATAGATAACAATGTATAAGTATAAAGATATAAAACAATTACACTTAGAAGTGACCCAGCGATGTAATGCGTCATGTACTATGTGTGATCGTAATGAAAATGGTGGTGCAGTCAACAAACATATCAAAGACAATCTGGCTGAGTTGACGCTAGATGATTGCATTGATATGTTCCCGCCTGATTTCATTTCGCAATTAGATACGATGTATATGTGTGGTAATTTGGGTGATCCCATTTCCGCATCAGATGCATTGGAAATATTTGAATGGTTTCGTGCATGTAACGATGAAATGTGGTTGAGCATGAATACCAATGCAGGTGCAAGATCTGCGGAATGGTGGACACAATTGGCACAGGTCATTGGTAAAAACGGCGCAGTGATATTTAGTGTTGATGGATTAGAAAATACGAATCATTTGTACAGACAGGGCGTTAAGTGGGAGATTGTTGAGAGAAACATGAAAGCATTTATCGCTGCTGGCGGCAGAGCAAGATGGGATTATCTAATCTTTGAGCATAGTGAATGTGATGTAGATCGTGCAGAACAACTAGCGAAAGAATGGGGTGTTGAGAAATTCATCAAGAAGAAAACAGGTAGATTCATTAGTGCAACTAGTGAAAAGAAAGAAACACATCAAGGTACGAATCGTAAAGGAGCAGTAACACAAGTACTCGCGAAGCCTAAGAAAGCAGAGCATCAGAATTTGGAATTATTGAAGCAAGCAGAGATAGAAAAAACATATGGTTCAATGAAACAATACTATGACACTGCTAAGATTAATTGCAAAGTAGCAAAAGATAAGAATATATTTGTAACAGCAGAGGGCATTTTGATGCCATGCTGTTGGACAGCAGGAAGAATGTACAAGTGGTGGCATGATGATCCTAAAGTAGAACAGATCTGGGATTTCATTGATAACGCGGGTGGTAAAGATGCGCTGAGTGTGAAACTACATGGCATTGAAGGTGTATTCAATACTGGCGTAATGAAGGATATACAAGACAGTTGGGCAAAGAATAGTATAGAAGATGGCAAGTTGGGCGTATGTTCAATGAAATGCGGCGCAGAGTTTGATCCGTTTGCAGCACAATTTAAGTAACAGGAGAATTATGATGGGATTAAGAACAAAGTTGAAGGGTATTATTCGTAATTTAGATAACAATGCCAATATTGCCCAAGAACATTGGATGCGATCTGGTTACAAGGGTTTTAGGGATCAAATGTATAGTTACATAGATCAGTCGAATCATTGGAAATTGCAGATTCAAGAATCGGAACATGATGAGTTTTATGAAACCCAGCATATGCTAGTGGTAGGTTGTGGATTTGTTGGCAATACATTCGCTGATTATATTGAAAAAACAAGCAAAGTTAAGGTATCACGCATTGATCCTGTCGTGTATCCGAATAATCACATAGAAGATTACAAAACTGCTACCTGTGCGATAGTAGCAGTACCTACACCGTCGTTAGATAATGGTGAATGTGATGATAGTATTGTGCGATCTGTAATTGATGAATTGATGACACTTAATAACGATATTCATATTTTATTAAAGAGTACGGTATCGCCAGATATGATGTCTAAGTATCCAGACAATGTTACTTATTGTCCAGAATTCCTACGTGCTGAAACTGCTAAGGAAGATTTTGATAATCAGAAAACACTAATCATTGGTGTGGCAGATAAATCAGCAACAGAAGGGTATTACTGGGAAAAAATGTTACTCGGTCCACTGAATCCAACAAAGTTTATGATTACTGATAGAAATACAGCAAGCATGATAAAATATGTTCACAACACATGGCTCGCTACAAAGGTAGCATTTTTTCATGAAGTTTATGATAAGACAAAAGATTTTGATTACGATTATAATCATATGATTAATATATTGGCAACGTTTGAGAACATAGGACCTAGTCATATGCAAGCACAAAATTGCAAAGGTACATTAGGATTTTCTGGTTATTGTTTCCCTAAAGACACATTAGCATTCCAGAAATTTACTGGTAGTAATATATTGAAACAAGTGATTGATACGAATAATGAATTGTTAAAATTGTGATGTACGTGATGTATCTGATATCATGGAACATGATTTTTTCACTAACCATATATCACAAGAAAATTGGAATAGTGACACACCACCAAATATGTGCGTGGCTTGTTGTCACCATGAGGAATAAAAATGAAGATCAAACTAGAGATAGAAATCGATACAGATAACGAGCAAGATCGAAATACTATTGAAGAAATTATTCAAAAGTTAGTAGAACTACAAGAAATGATGGAATAAAAAATGAAGATAGAAAATAACAATAGTATGATATTTGATGCAGAGGGATATCGTGCATACCACCCCGTGGGATGAAATAAGTGAAATAATTTATAATAAGGGTTGACAAGTAAGAACTATTGTTATACAATAGTTAAGTAAGTTAATCAATCAAGAAAGGAAGTACACATGGGTTCATTACAGTTGGCAAAAGTAATTAAGGCAGCAGTCAGAGTAACCAATACAAAATCAACATTCAAATATAGCAAAGCGAGATACACGCATTATAGTGTAGCCGAATATTTAAAAATGTTGGGTGGTCATGATGGTCAGCAACTTGCAATCGCACATGGACAGCGTTCTCCTGTATATGGCCCATTGAAAATGATGCATTTGGTGTCTAGCATATTTAATGGAATGTCAATTCCAGAATTAACATGTGCACGTCACTCTATTCAACATTATGAGGATACCATTAAAACGTCTTTAGAGATTCCACCGCACATCATTACTAAAGGCGAGAATGCAACACTGTTAAATCGTAAAAATATGACGTATATTAAGAAGAATATTGATTTCATCCTTGATCTTATTGATGGACAACAGCGTACTATTTCACTATCAGTTGCCTTCAATGGATCATATAATGGTGATATTATGTACCTAAAATTAGATGATGTAAATGTAGATGAAGATGGTGCAATTGAGTTCAATAAAAGTGATTTTGCATTTTATTCGTCTGCTGCTGATGCACCTGTTAACTCTATATGTATTTCACGTATGCGTGAATTTGAGAATTTCACCAGCGAAGATATTTACAATGAATTGGAATTGCAATCAAACACTGACGATGAACGAGAGAAACTTCTAACTATCATTGATCAGATGCATGATGCAATCTTTGATAGAGAATTATTGACGCTTAAATATTACTCAAACCCTAGTGCAGCCGAAAGAACAGAACTATTTGTAACGCCAAATTCGACAAGCACGGATGTAACTGATATTGATTTGTGTTACAATGCGTTATCAGAAAAATATTATGATGAAATGAATCAATTGTCTGAGCGATTGGGCAAATTCTTTATGTCTTATGGCGTGTCAGATGCTAAAGTTTCAAGAGATTTCGCATTGCGGTTAATGATTGTAACATGTAGCCCAAAGCACTCAAAAATGAATGATCACGTGACTCGGTTAGGAGAGGGTAAAGACCCATTTGGAAAGTATGAGCATTGTTATCTTGATTTTATTGGTCGTCTAGATGATATGTTATCACGTATAGACAATGAATTAAAATCAAATGGTGTATTACGTTCATCTATTGCAGATCAATTTGCGTATGTAAATAATGATGAAGCAATTGTTGCAACACTAACATTATTTATTGTAATGGCATATGAAGCGTCAAAAAATAATGCAAACATGTTAAGTAGTAAAATGTCTGGACCTAAATTAGATCAAATGCTATATATGTTTTCACGACACAGGTCGCTGAATGTACTAGCACAAAATGTGAATAAGCAAGAGAAAGCCAATCGGTTCCGTATGATTTCGGATGCAGCAAGGGCAATGGTTTATGGTGTTAAGCGTGATGATGAAGTTGAAATTGGTAAGGTATTTAAGCCGTTAACATGGACAGGTTCAGAAATTGGTTACAATGCTATTGATCAGACGTTGTTCGTAGAGGTAGGTGCAGTACCAAACTTTATGCAAAGTATCAAACATGACGCTGCATATGTTGCACTATCTGTATTTACAGATGGTAATCAAAGAAAGCCTGATACACAACTTGAACACATTGTATCCCAACAGGTTGTTGCGAAGAATGCCTTTGACGTGTTGATTAATCAGCGATCAACAGGTTATGTCGATCATAGAGGATTGTCTGCCTTCGTTAAAGATACCAATAATACACTTGCAAACATGTGTATTCTGCCTCAAACGGTAAACGCATCTTTGAGCGCGTGTCCAACAGTGGTTAGCAAAATAAGTAAGTTATCAGATGCTACTGAGTTCTCTTCGGGCATACTAAGTATGGTACTACGTGAATATGGAATTGGCAATTATGTAGAGGCGGCAGAAGGGGCATTGTTCATAGAGAATGCACCATTCCAAGCCTTCGCTATTTACTGTAAGAATGTTAGGATGCAGCAATTTACTAATAATCTTATGTTAAGTAATATGAATAAGCCGACACAAGTTGCTATGACGATAGATGAAATGCTAGAACGATTCTTCAAAACGTACTTAGTAACTGAGTTAGGTACGAGTAAGTATGGTACTGAACTAGATGATAAGTTAAAGGCAGCAGTTAAGGATTATGGGTATATCATTGGATAATATAAAAGTCAGGGTAAATGTAAAGTTTACCTTGACAAATATAATTTATGATGTATAATAATAACACTAATTGATAATAATATTAATTAAAATTGGAGAAGTAAATGAATACACGTGACGTAATACAAGATATTGTAAAACACACAGCAGGTCCCGCTGGATTTACAGCAGTTAAATTAACAAGTTCTGATACAGAAACAACACTTGACGCGATGAACGCAGATCGTACAGTTATCTTGAAGGGTAAACTTCATAACGCTGCACCTGAGTTTCAAGGTGAAATCGGTATGGGTAATCTAGGCTTCTTAGCAGGAGTTTCTGGTCTTGGTGCATATTCAACTCAATCAGAGAATGCTACTGTCACAGTAGTAACACGAGATCGCAATGGTGTTGATACGCCTGATCATTTGTTATTCAAAGATGGTGATGGTAATAAAGATCAGTATCGCTTTATGAGTAAAGAGATTATAGATCAAACATTAAAAACTGTTACATTCAAAGGTGTTGAATGGGATATCGCATTTGAACCTACCAAAGCGAAAGTAACAGAATTGCAACAAGTCGCAGCAATCTATGGTGACATTGAACCTAACTTTACTGTTAAGACAGAAGATGGTAACTTGGTTGTTACTGTTGGTGCAGCAGATGGTTCTTATACAGGTAAGCGTATCTTTGCAACCAATGTAAATGGTACATTATCACAAGGCTATGCATGGCCTCTATCGCAAGTATTGGCTATCCTAAAATTGGGTATGTCTAGTTCATGTGTAATGCAAATTTCAGCACGCGGCGCTCTACAGATTTCAGTAGATTCTGGCATTGCTAAGTATGACTATATCCTTCCTGCTCTAACGGTGTAATGTATGGCGAATTTGACTGATACTAATGAAGATTACGCTGTATGGCTACCTAGCATCAGCAATTTCTATAATAATATCATTACACGGTATCACCATCAGGGGGATGGTTATTTTCCTCCTGAGCGTATACCCGTGGGACTTGAACATGGTTTAGCAGGTTGTAATTTCTTAAAAGAAGATGATTCATATTTTCAATATAAATGGGGATTATATTCGGTTGGACATGCTCAGCGAGATATCACTAAGACTGATAAGCGTGACATGATCATTCAAACACGTGATAGAAGTAAGACTTTTATCATGGGTGATTCTGGTGGTTATCAAATCGTAACTGGTGTTATCAAGTGTGATTGGAAGAATTTCAAGACAGATGATAGTTTACGTCATCAAGTGTTGAATTGGCTTGAACACACCGCAGATTATAGTATGATTCTTGATGTTCCCACGCTTGCCACATTGCCGCAGTATTCAGCGACTAGTGGTATCAAAGATTTCCAACAGTGTCTTGATTATACTAAGTTTAATGCTGACTTCTTTGTAAAGAACAGAAAGTTTGAAACTAAATACTTAAATGTTATGCAAGGTATGAATGAGCAAGAATCTCGTGTATGGTATGATGCAGTTAAGCATTATCCATTTGAGGGTTGGGCATTTTCTGGTGCTTGTAAGTCAAACAAAATTGATATCTTATTACGCAGACTAATTCAGATGCGTGATGACAAATTACTTGAGCGAGGCGAACGAGATTTAGTTCATGTGCTAGGTGTAGGCAAACTCGAACTTGCTGTAGTTTATACTGCAATAAAACGAGCGTTGCGCGAGCATGTAAATTCTGATATGGAATTTACATTTGACGCAGCATCGCCATTCATTGGTGCATCGAAGGGTGAAATCTACGCTGAATCAATATATAAGAGTGAATCATTTAGGTTACAGACTGATCGATTCATTAATGATAAATCATTAAAGGGTAGTACAGTACGGTTGCCTTATCGTTCACCTATTGCAGATCGTTTAACGATGGGCGATATGTGTTATCAAGGAGTAGGTGCGCTTGATAAGAACGGAGATGTATCAAAGACAAGTTGGGATTCATTGACTTATATGTTGATGCAAGGTCACAACACGTATTCTCATATTGAATCTATTCAACGAGCAAATCGCTTTGCAGATGCTACCATGCCATTAATTAATACAGATCATAACTTATGGTCACAAGTAAGTGGTAAGGGCAAAGCCCGACAGATTGATGATCATATTCCAGTAGAAGTGGTTTATATGATCAATTTCATTGAGAAATTGTTTAAGAGTGAAACTCCTATGACAATGATTAATGAGGCTGAAAGTTTGTTTGCTAAGTTCAGTAGACAGAAATCAGTAAAGAACAGTGACGTATTATTTTCTAATCTATTTCAGATGGGTGATGATGCAACTGTAGACTCTGATGAGGAAATCGAACAAGATATCTCAGAAGAATTTTTAGAAACATTAACTTAACTTAAACTAAACGGAGAAATCAACATGGCTAAGAAAATTAGACTTATTGACGATGTAGAAAATAATGATTCATTATCATTGACAGAAGCACCGAAGGGTGATATGATTGATACAGCATTTACAAAAGAAGACGCTGCAACACTTATGAAACTTGCAGAAGCGATTGATTGGAAATTATGGGAGTTGTTAAAATTCACTCGTAAATTCGAAGCAACCGAAGATGAAACATAACTTTAACTATTAACTAATTGGTATATTATTATGACCACAGATACAGCAGCACCAGCAGCACCAGCATCCCAGTATAAGCCCTCGGCGCCTCGTCTACCATCACTATACATTAGTGGGTATTACACCTTACACGATATTAAGTTTGATTTGTTGAAGATCATTGAGCCATACGATGGTTATATGTTTAATCGCAAAGATACCGAACATGTTCGTGGATTGTTTAATAACTTTTTGAGTGATCTTCGTCGTGCATACAAGTTGCGTGAATACAATATCTATACTACCGTGAAGGATAATGCTATTACATTTGATGTAACAGTAAAGATTCACAAAGATCGTGCAGTAAAGAAATTGAAAATCCACGTAGGTCGTTTGAACTACGTATCTCCAACTCACTCTTAGGAGTATAAGATGTCAGTATCAAGTAAAATTAAACAGCGCCTCACTGATGCCGATCATCGACATTGGGCAGGGGATAATATTTCAGAATATATCATGGATGGTGAACACGATGAACTTATTGTAGAACTTACTGAAAAGTTCGAAGGTGTTCTTAATAGTTTAATAATTGATACAGTCAATGATCCCAATTCGCAAGATACTGGACGACGACTTGCTAAAATGTATGTGACAGAATTAATGAGTGGGCGTTATTATCCTGCTCCTTCTGCTACTGCATTTCCAAACAATAGCAGTGATCCGTTTAAAGGTATGTTGGTAGTTAGATCTGAAATCAAATCAATGTGTTCACATCATCATCAACCTGTAACTGGTGTTGTTTATATTGGCATCTTACCGGAAGATAAAGTAATTGGATTAAGTAAGTACACGCGTATTGCACAATGGTGTGCAAGGCGTGGAACGCTTCAAGAAGAACTTGCAAATGATATTGCTCGTGAAATTGAGAAGGCTACCGATAGTAAGCATCTTGCAGTGTATATTCAAGCCGAGCATGGCTGTTGCACTAATCGAGGCATTATGGCACATAGTTCGTTAACACAAACTACTGTACTTAGAGGTAATTTCTTCGTTAAGGCTTCTGTTAAAGAAGAGTTCTTTGATAATATTAAAATGCAACAATCATTTGCACCGAGGTAATTATGAATAAAAGAGTATATTACAGTTGGGAAGACGTTGAGCATATGCTTGCGACAATCAATAATGAAATGGCAGCCGATGGTTGGCGCCCAGACTACATTGTAGGTATGACACGTGGCGGTCTGGTACCAGCAGTTATGTTGAGCAACTTGACTGGCATTAAAATGCATGCACTAGGTAAAGATGACACCAATGCGTGGATGTCAGAAGATGCAGTGGGATGGGAAGACACTACTAATGACGGTGATGCTATCGTTCCAGATGTAAACCATCCTAATAATAGATCTAACATTCTTGTTATCGATGATATCAATCATTCTGGTAAATCTTTTAATTGGCTAAAGTCTGATTGGAAAAGTACATCGGCTCAACCTGACTTTGCATGGGATGATATCTGGCATGGAAATGTTAGATTTGCATCATTGGTAGACAATGAAGCAAGTTTATTCACAGATGTTGATTATGCAGCAATCGAGATGAATAAGATCGACAAGCCTGTATGGTGTGTATTCCCTTGGGAAGCAGAACGCGATTATGGCAACTTATAATAACCAATCAGATGTATGTGTAGACACAATAGATGGTTCATCTATAACAACTGACTTCATACATCCGAGTTATGCTGTTGGCAGACTAACGTCAGATATGCGTAATAGTGTTATCATAAATACACCAGATGGTAATACTATTGATCTAGTAGAATCATTAAATGAATCCAATATGTTACTAGGTGTTATGACTACCTTATTGAATAATCTCATCAAAGAGAATCCTAGCATCACTAGTGCACAATCTATTGAGGAATTATTAGATCAGCAAAAAATGATGAATAAGTTAGCCAAATAAGGTTGACAAGTAATGATTCTTGCTGTATACTTAATATATAAGTTAATTAAACAGTGAGAACATTATGATTAAATTTAAAAAGACAATTACTGCATTATCAATTGCATTGGCAATGGGTTTCACAGCAGTACCTATTCAGGCAGAAGCAGCGTATAAGTCATACTATGATTACGCGTCTAGCATCAAACGCCAACGTTCACAAATTAATTTCGTAACCACTATGTTAAGAAGTTATACTCGCACTGTTAAAGTATATGGTAATCTTATCAGCAAATATGGCGCTAAGTATGGTCATTACTCTTGGTTCCGTCCTATCATTCAACGCCACGCATTCTATGAAACAGAAGTAGCGCGTTACACACAATTATTAAATTCCATTCAAGACACATCAGTCACGATAGTTTCTTCTTCTACTCGTGTTGAACCATATGTACAAACTACAAATAGCAAGCCAGTATTGATCTCGTCTACTGACACGGTTGAAAAAGAAACTGATGCTGGTATGATTTCTGAATATGCAGTTTTGACACTGGTGTCTGAAATCATCACTACTGTTCGTACATTTGAAATGACTATTATTGATACATCGTACAGTGATGGTACAAATGATTCAAAGCGCACAGCAAAACTACTAGACACTACAAACACACCAAATCGTGAAACAACTCGTGATCGTGAATTGATTCGTAGTTATCCTGTTCCTGTTATTGTGGATGAATCGCCTGTACAAGTAGCAGAAGGCGAAACAGGTATAAAGACAGTCGATGCAATGACGGTTGAAGAATATCTTGCTCGTGATGATGTTGATTATTCACAGACAGACACATATCGTCAAGCAGCATGGAATACTAATTCACGCACTAACGCAGATTTCATCGAGCGAGAGAGTGGTTTGGCGCCTTATGCTAGATCATTAGATGCCATTGGTGCACCAGAAGCATGGGCACGTGGTTGGACAGGCAAGGGATCTATCATTGGTATTGTAGATTCTGGCATTGATCTAGATCATAGTGAATTTGCTGGTAAGATTATCGATGCAAAATGTTTCACACGAGCGTGTGATCTTGGTTATGAAACAGTGCACGATATCACGAAGGTTAGTCATGGAACGCACGTTGCAGGCATCGCATCTGCAAGTTTAGATGGTGTAGGTACCACAGGCGTAGCACCAGATGCAAAGTTATTGATTGCAAAGGCAAGCACAGGCACCTACGGATCGTTTGATTTAAAAGCCGCAGCAAAGGGTATTGCTTGGGCAGCAGCGAATGGTGCTGATGTCATTAACTTGAGTGCAAACTATAATGTAGATACAACATACAAAAATAGCATTCTAGAGATCGGTGATGGATTCTATCGTTCAACTGATCAACGTGGTCGTGATGGAAAAACTTATGAAACGAATGGGTATTCGTTCTTACAGACAGATTGGTTGCCAGAAGATATGAAAGCAGCGATGGAAGGTCATGAATCTGTTTTAGTTGCAGCCGCTGGTAATCAGGGTTTAGATTTTAGTACATTCCCTGCGCATTATGCAGTACTTGAAAACGATGATGGTACATTGGCATTAGACGGGCGTGTTATTGTAGCGGGTTCTTATGACTTGCGTAGTGAGCAAATTTCTAGATGGAGTAACAAGGCTGGTACTGTATGTTTTGATTATGATGAAACAGCAGACATGTGCAATACTGATCACCGTGTAAGTGATTACTTTTTGATGGCACCTGGCTCATATGTAGCATCTACTGATAGCAATGGGGAGTATCGTTTAAATACTGGTACATCAATGGCGGCACCTATGATCGCTGGTGCAGTCGCAGTGGTCAAGCAGATGTGGCCACACATGAAAGGTGAGAATCTTGCTAAGTTATTATTGAATACTGGTGATAAAGATATTCCTAATTATGATGTAAATGTTCACGGACAAGGGCTACTTGATTTGGCAGAAGCAACTACACCACAAGGTGTTGTTGGTATACCTACCACGGGTCGCGTAGAAGGTGGTAAGACTTCAGTTACGAATTCGGGCACTGCTAGTGTATCGGGTGTTAATATTTCAGCATTGTCATCAATGATGGTAGTTGATGATTATGATCGTGACTTCTATGTAAACGGCAATGATTTAATTCAAAGTATTGATACTCGTACAGTACATACAACTCATGCAGCACAAAGTGGTATAGCAGCAGATCAGTATGCAGGCTTCTCTACTGGTATTCGATTATCTGCACAGGGAATTGATTATAGTGTCAGTGATGAAGGTGCACATATTGCTACTACACTTAACGACATTACGATCGGTGCAGTAGTAGAGAGCAACACATTCTTAGGTAATTATGCAGATAGTATGCTGATCGATGTTAACGGTGCCAATACATTATACATGGGTTACAATAAAGAATATGAAACTAATGGTGTGACTTATTTCGGAGGTGCAAATATTGGTTTAACATCATTGAATGTTGGTGATAATGCAATGATGAAATCTGCAAGTTCATTAGTAAGTAACTCTGCCACACTTGGTGCTAAGTTTAAAACTGCACATGGTACATTCGGATTTGTTGCAGCACTACCAGTAGCGATCGCCCAAGGTGATGCTAAATTTGATGTAGCAGCATCGGTATCGTCAGTGGGTGATATTACCACGAACCATATGACAAGTTCATTGTCATCACAGACGCGTGAGTATAATCTTGGCATGTTCTATGATACCGCTATTACTGATAACGTAGACATTGAAATGTTTGCAGAAGCACGTAATAACTATACAGGTACAGCAGGATTACTTGCAATGGAAGCAGGTGTGACGTTAACTGGAACATTCTAAAATATAACAATAACAAATAGGGACGCAATGCGTCCCTTAGTCATGAGAAAGAAACAATGAATAATAAACAAGTAGTAGGATTCACCTGTAGTACATTTGATTTGCTACACTCTGGTCACATACAGATGTTACGTGATGCAAAAGAACACTGTGACTATTTAATATGTGGATTGCAAATTGATCCTACCATTGATAGATCAGAGAAGAACGCACCCATACAGACAGTGGTTGAACGATATAATCAGTTACAAGCAGTTAAGTACGTAGATGAAATCATTCCGTATGCGACTGAGGAAGACCTAAAAGATATACTAGAAATGTATAATATTAATGTCCGTATCTTAGGTGAAGAATATAGAAACAAAGAATTCACAGGCAAAGATATATGTAGTCGCCGTAGCATACAGTTATTTTTTAACAATCGTGATCATCGTTTTTCTAGCAGTGATTTACGTAAGCGTATAGCAGATAGTCAAAAGCACAAAGAAGAAATAAAATGAAACAAGAATATAGGGTATGGAATTACTTAGAATCGGAAATGACGATTGATGGAAATTGGGTGTCACATAACCATAAAATGTTTACAGCTAACAAGCGCACCAACCAGAATCATAGTTGTCGTGATATAATGCTTATGTTTCTTACCGACAATCAAGCACCTAGTAACTTCTTATTAGAGATGGGTGTGTCGTTACGTGTTGAACATACAAGAGATGATAACCTAAGAGAATCAAGATTTGCTATTATTGCAGAAATGACACCTAATGAAAATAGGTTGTGGGAAGAGCATCGTTTTTTACAGAAATTACAGGCGTAGGTAGAGGAATACATTATGAAGATAAAAATTGGCAAATATCCTGATCGTTGGATTAGCAGAGTACATACTAACCACATGGAAAAGAAGTATGGTTTCCTATGGGAAATGAACGACAAGGAACTGAACGACAAAGAGCCAGTTGTTCCTACACGGTTTGATAACTCAGTTGAGGTGCTTGAAGATTGCTTGCAAACTTTATACAACTGGTCAGTTAACTTGATAGCAGATCGTCAAACACAAACTGTAAAGGTTCATATTGATAAATGGGATACATGGAGCATGGATTCTACATTAGCCCCTATCATCCATCCAATGCTAATACAACTTAACGCAACCAATCATGGTGCACCTAATGTATCATTTACAGATGTGCCTAAAAGATTACGTCCGAGTAAGAAGCAAAGTAACGCATACAATGAAAAGGGCGATGTCGATGACAAGCACTTTGAACGTTGGGATTGGATCATGGGCGAAATGATTTGGGCATTTGAACAAAAGTTAGGCGATGATGGGTGGGAACAACAGTATTATAAATATGAAGATATTCCAGTAGATGAAAAATCAGAAGACTTTAGCGAAAGACTAGGTATTAAACTGGTGTGGGAAGACAATGAAGGTCGTGAGAAGCATCAAGCGAGAATGTCTAATGGGTTTAGATTGTTTGGGGTTTATTTTGAGTGCCTTTGGGATTAATATGAACAATGGGCGTATAGAAGCGATAATTATGAATAAAGAAAAAATAAAAGAATTGATGGTTATCACAGCAGAAGAATGTGGTGAATTGACGCAAGCATGTTGTAAGATATATCGCTGGGATATAGACAGCATATATGAAAATGGTTCAAACAAACAGCGATTACTTGAGGAAGCAGGTGATGTTATGGCGATGATTTCTATAATGGTTGATAATGATCTATTGACAGAACAAGAATTAAATGATAGAATAGATTATAAGAAACGAAAATTAAAAGAGTGGAGTAGTTTATTTGATGAAACTTAGATACAGTGAAGCATTCTATTCGCTTCAAGGTGAAGGTAAATTTGTAGGTGTGCCTAGTGTATTCTTGCGTACTTTCGGTTGCAATTTTCGCTGCAAATCATTTTCAATGTCGAGTGAAGAACGTGAATCTATCAAAGACGAACGATACAATCCAGAAGTAAAGAAATTGATTGATGATGGTGTACATATAAATGCTACGCTATTGGAAGACTTACCTATCATTCATACAGGCTGTGATACATACGCGAGTATCTACCCAGAGTTCAAGCACTTGATGTTTGATCGTACTGTAGATGAAGTAGTTGATCACTTGTTATCGCTTACGCCAAACGGTAAGTGGATGATGGATAATGGTCAAGATATTCACTTAGTGATTACTGGTGGCGAACCTTTATTGGCATGGCAACGTATGTATGTGGATATATTTGAACATCCTCGTATGAGTGATTTAAGAAATGTTACATTTGAAACAAACACAACTCAGTCATTACATGACGAGTTATTTGAATATCTAGATAATAAAGATACAATCACAGTAACGTGGAGTTGTTCACCTAAACTATTGGTTAGTGGCGAATCTCATGAAGATGCGATTAAGCCTGGTGTTGCTGTTCAGTATCGTCTAGTTACTGGTAATAATTTATATCTTAAATTTGTTGTATCTAATGCGGCAGATGTAGCAGAAGTAGATGAGGTAGTGACAGAGTATCGTAATTTTGGTATTGAATGTCCTGTATATCTTATGCCAATAGGTGGTCGCTCAGAAGAGTACGATTTATCAGTAAGAGATATTGCACAGTTGGCATTAGAAAAAGGTTATAGATTTAGCCCAAGATTGCACATAGATTTATATGGTAATAATTGGGGTACATAAATAGTACAAGCAATATAAAATGGAGATTTACAAAACAAATTATGAATAATTATATTTTTACAAGTGAAAGTGTTAGCGAAGGACATCCCGACAAAGTAGCAGATCAAATATCTGATGCGCTTGTTGATGCAGGATTTAAAGTCGGCAATGAAACCACACGTGTCGCAATTGAGACATTAGTTACTACCAATATGGTTACAGTTGCAGGAGAGGTTAAAAACTTCTTTGTAACAAATCAAGAAGTAGAGCAAATAATTCGTGATACGGTTCGTAGAATTGGTTATGAACAAGATGGTTTTCATTGGGAAGTTATAGAGATACATAATGTTATACATACGCAAAGTGATGATATTGCATTAGGCACAGATGACTTTGGTGCAGGTGATCAGGGCATCATGTTTGGTTACGCATGCAATGACAATGATGCATATCTACCAGCACCAATTTACTACGCACATGAAGTTCTAAAAGCATTACAGAGAGTAAAATCATCAGAATCAATTGATCCCATATTGGGACCAGATGCAAAGTCGCAAGTATCAGTAGAATACAAAGATGGCAAAGTATCGCGTATTGACCAAGTAGTTATTTCAACACAGCATAAAGAAGGTCGTTACATAGAAGCATGCATTCTTGCTAGGAATGCAGCAGAAATTGTATTGAAAGGTTTAATTGACAACGATACTGTGTGGCATATCAATCCTACGGGTAATTTTGTTATTGGAGGACCTGATGGCGATACTGGTGTTACTGGTCGTAAGATCATTGTAGATACATATGGTGGTTTTGCACCGCATGGTGGTGGTGCATTTAGTGGTAAAGATCCTACTAAGGTAGATCGTAGTGCAGCGTATATGGCACGATGGTTGGCAAAGAATGTAGTAGCAAGTAAGATGGCTACATGGTGTCAGATTCAATTGAGTTATGCTATTGGTGTTAAAGAGCCTACTAGTATCTACATTGATAGTGATGGTAGTAACAGTGAGATTGAGTCATTCATTCGTGATAATATTGATTTAACACCGAAGGCTATTATTGATAGGTTTGATTTATTTAACTTTACTGACTATAGCACCAACTGCGTGTATGGTCATTTTGGAAACAAAGATGTTCCGTGGGAAAAGATTGGTTGGGAATAGTTCCGACCAATAATATAAAAAGAGGTAGTAATGTTTAAAAGATTAAAAAAACTGTTAGGTTTTTCATCAGACAATTCTGGTGTAACGACTAAAGAGAAAGCAACCGCACGTAATGAACCGTATGTAAATGTGGTGAAAGTAAATATTGACAAAGATAATCCATCTGATGGATATTTTGAATTAGAATGGAATCAAGTATTCATTCGTCAATTGATGGATGCTGGTTATTCTGGTGATAATGAAGAAGCGATCATTGATCAATGGTTTACTGCCCTATGTGGTAGTGTATCAGAAGCAGAATATTAATATCAAAATCGCTTGACAACCCCATGATAATAATGTATAATCATTACATACAATTTAATCATAAAGAGAAGACAAGAAATGAGTAATACATATCTGTTAGTAGACGCGATGCATATGTTTCACCGCGCAAAGCACGTAGTACGTGGTGATGACATGAGCATGAAAATTGGCATGGCATTCCATATCATGTTCAATAGTATCAACAAAGTGTGGCGTGAGCAGAACGGTACACACGTGGTAATGTGCTTAGAGGGTCGCAGTTGGCGTAAAGACTTCTATGAGCCGTACAAGCGCAATCGTGCTGAACTACGTGCAAAGAAGTCGGTACAAGAACAACGTGACGATAGTGAGTTCTTTGAAGCATATGAACATTTTCAAGATTTCGTAACTAACAAAACAAATATGACTTGTCTTCGTCATGAAGAATGTGAGGCTGATGATTTTGTCGCTCGTTTTATTCAGAATCATCCCGATGATAAGCATGTAATTGTAAGTGGAGACTCAGATTTCTATCAATTACTCGCACCTAATGTTACTCAATATAATGGTATCACTGATAACTTAATCAAGTTAGATGGCATCGTGGATGGCAATGGTCGTCCTGTTAAAGACAAGAAGACTAATGAACAGAAGATGCCGGGTGATCCTAAATGGTTGTTGTTTGAAAAATGTGTACGTGGTGATACCGCAGACAACATCTTTAGTGCATATCCTGGTGTACGTAAGAAAGGTAGTAAGAATAAGATTGGTCTAGAAGAAGCATTTGCTGATAAAGAAACCCAAGGTTTCAATTGGAATAACTTTATGTTGCAGCGTTGGACAGATCATAATGGCGATGAACATCGTGTACTTGATGATTATACGCGCAATCTGGCATTAATTGATCTGACTGCACAACCTGATAATATTAAAGAAGCATTAGATACTTCTATTGTAGAACAAGTGCAGAAGCCCGCTATTGGTCAAGTGGGATTACATTTTATGAGATTCTGTGGTCAATGGGATCTTGAACGTATTGGACAAGATGCAACGACTCATGCTATCTATTTGACAGCAGCATATAAGTAGAATCCATTCTGTTAGGTGTTTCATTTTTATAGTTTACGCTAAATAAGTATATAATACAGAATAATGTATATATATGGAGACACTTAACAGAAATGGCAAGACCTAAACCTACAATAATAATAGAATACGTAGATAGAAATTACAACGCAGAACAGATATTGAGAGCAGAAGCGGTGTATGCAGTATACTATGACGGATCACCTATCAATCTAAGATCATTGAATACATTGATTGATTATCCAGGTCCGAAATATAAGAAGTCGAGTTTCCAAAATAGTGGTCATGCATTCAATCTATCTGATCGTATGAATAAATTATTTAAAACAGACTTATTTACAGTTGTTAAATTAATAGAAGGAGAAGTTATTACTCGTGGAAATGACAAGAGTTGAGTCAATTCAAACTCAAATAGTTACTACACTAAATAATATGTCTTCGGTTGAAATAACCACTGAAGACATCTTCTATAATAAATTTACAATTCGTTTAACCACTAATGGGAAAACTAGATTCATAAAACTATATGACAACTGGGAATTTCAATTAGAATCAAAAATCAAATCTGGACAACTCATTGATCTATTCAGAAAGATGAGTTATCCATATTATCTAAGCACTACTAAATTAATCCTGTTTTCAGAAGAAGATGCATTCATGGTAAAGTTAGCAGGCATAGATGGATGGTTAGAAGGAAAATCAACTTAACACAGCCCGATATGTACGGGCTTTTTTGTGGGCTAAATATATTATTAGTAATATTGGTGGTTAATTCATAAATAGAAGTAGTTAAGGAGAAGATATTTATTATGAACTTATTATATAAAATCGTATTTAAAATTACTTTAGTAGTATTATTAGGATTAGCACAATTTACTTCGGTTACATACGCATCAGTAATTGAAACAGAATCAACAAGTAACAGTACCGTTACAACCAATGGTACAAATACAACAACAGTAAAAAGTCCACCTCCGAGTGCAATCAGTCCTAGTATCAACGCTAGTAACAGTGATTTATGTACAGTGGGAATATCAGGTGCAGTGCAAACGCAGATACTAGGTATTAGTGGTGGAAGCACAGTGCGAGATATGAACTGTGAACGTTTAAAATTATCCAAAACAATATATGACATGGGCATGAAAGTTGCCGCAGTAAGTGTTATGTGTCAAGATACCAGAATATTCAATGCTATGAAAATGGCAGGAACACCTTGTCCATATTTGGGTACAATTGGCGCAGAGGCTCAGACGCAGTGGGATGATAATACAGAAATGCAACCAGCGCAAATAGAGGAAACCGAAAAAGATGATAAATTTAAAACAATTGGCGGCCTTCTTTTGTTTCTGCTTATTCTTCTCTAGTCTTGCACTAGCCGATACAACCAATGGGGACGGTAGTTACACTACTGATCCTATTACCTCCAAACCAGAAGACGGAATTATTACCAGTCAATGTCAGCCTGGACAAACCAGTGCCATGCAAATAAACAACACTGAAATAATGTTTGGTCAGTGTTACGATACGTTTGCTTTATCATATACCATCAATGATATGTTACGACAAGAAGGCATTAGTGTAGACAAAGTTCACTATAGTTGGAAATATCTAAACGGTTGTTACAATACAACTGACCCTGAAACTGGACACGCAAAGGATTGGTGTACTGACAATATTGGCAACCGCGTTGATCTAGAAACTGGTGAAATACTTGATACTGAATATGCAGAACAATTTGATTATATAACAGTAACCGTTGAAATTACAAATGCAGCAGGTGAGGTAATTGAAACACGGGTATACGACTATGATACTTGGTATGATTGGAAAAAGCCAAACTCATACAGTGAGAATGAAGAGTTTGATGCGGAAACTGGTGCATATTTTCAAGTAGAAGAAGATTTCATTCAGTTATATGATCATACTACGGGTGTTGGTAGTATATACACACCAGACAGTCTTGGTAGTGCTAATTTTAGAGTAGCAACCAAGGACGGAGCTGCATGGGAAGGACATTATGGTCCGGTGTTCAAAGACGGACAAATCTGGTTTACATATCGTGCTAACCCATGTGCGCAAACAGCATTATACGATCCAAGTTGTGATGGATACGCTGACGCATATGCAACCGCAGAATATGATAATAACTGTAGTGCAGACGCATTATATGATCCTGGTTGTCCAGGATATCAAGCGGCGTACAATCAACAACAGTACGACAACGCTTGTGCAGCAGATGCGACATACGATACAGGTTGTCCAGGATATGCCACAGCATATTATGACCAGCAATGCGAAGCAGATCCGTTGTACGATAGTGGATGCCCTGGATATGATAACGCACACTTTACTCAACAATGTGAGGCAGACCCATTATACGATAGTAGTTGCGATGGATATGCAAACGCATATTACAATCAACAATGTAGCGCAGATCCTTTATATGATAGCGGCTGTGCTGGGTATGATACTGCATATTACAATCAACAATGTAGCGCAGATCCTTTATATGATAGCGGCTGTGCTGGGTATGATACTGCATACTATAACTATCAATGTAATGCTGATCCTTTATATGACAGTGGATGTACGGGATATGATGCTGCATATTACAACTATCAATGCAATGCTGATCCTTTATATGACAGTGGATGTACAGGATATGATGCTGCATATTACAACTATCAATGCAATGCTGATCCTTTATATGACAGTGGATGTACAGGATATGATGCGGCTTATATGAGTCAGCAGTGTAGTGCTAATGCACTTTATGATAGCACATGTCCTGGTTACAATGCTGCATATTACAGTTATCAATGTAGTGCTGATCCGCTATATGATAGCGCATGTGATGGACATTTTGATGCACAATGTGATGCTAATACGTTATATAATGCACAATGTGTAGGATATGAAACAGCATACTTTAATCAACAATGCTCATATAATCCTCAATACGATAATCAATGCTCTGGTTATATAGCGCCTGTTGTAGCAGATGTTATCACAATAGAAGAAATTATTGCGGCACCGTTGCCACAGGCATTTATCATATTACCACAACCGTCGGCACCAGAACCCGCACCAGTTGAAATTATATCAGTGGTGGAAGTTGAAATAGAAATAATTCCTGAACTTGTTGAAGTAATAGAAGCGCAAGTTGAAGCAGAGATTGCGACTGAGATTGAAGCAGAATTAGAACCAGTGGAAGAAACAACAGAAGAAGTAACAGAAGAAGTAACTGATGAAACAACAGAAGAGGTTACAGAAGAGGTTACAGAAGAGGTTACAGAAGAGGTTACAGAAGAGGTTACAGAAGAGGTTACAGAAGAGGTTACAGAAGAGGTTACAGAAGAGGTAGTTGAAGAAATCAAGCCGATAGTTAAGGAGATCACCAAGGAAGAAAAGCAAAAAGCCAAAGTGAAGAAGATGAAAGAGATTATTAAAAACAAGTTAGCAAAACTAGCAATTGTAATGGGCCAAGCCCAATCATTGTCCGATCAGAAAGCATTACAAGCACAAATAAGTGCATTGATTAACTTTGTCCCAGGCTTTAGTGCGTACGGACAACGAGTAATACCCGGCACTGATTTTTACACATCGGGTGGTATTTACAAAGATAAAAAAGTCCCTGAGAACCAAAGAGGATTATTAAATGGTCTTGCAAGTCAAATACTTCATGAGAAGATGGTAGATGAACAATATAAGGATATGAATTAATGTTTAGTACAATATGTGGCATAGTCTTAACATTGCATATGGGACTTAATGAAGAATATCAATATAATTCTTTTCATCCATATTGTAAAGCAAAAACAGAAAGTAATGTAATAGCAGGAGCATATTACAACAGTGTTGATAGGGTAAGTTTATTTGTAGGATATGAATATGATATTAACTATCACACATCAATAGAACTAGGAGTAGCATCAGGATACGAATATGATGTTACACCAACAGTTAGGGTTAATTATAAAAACCTATTTTTAATGCCAGCACTGGACAACGGTAAAACAGGCTTGGCGATTGGCCTACAATATAATTTTTAAGGAGAGTAACAATGAGTGAGAAAACAACAGTAGAAGTAGGTGGAGTTAAGTTTACAGGTGGAAAGATATTCCTGTTACTAACAGTATTAAGCACAATGGGTGGTGCAGCGTGGGGTGGATTTGAATTCTACAACGACTATAGAAATATGAAGGCTAAGATTGAAAGTTATAAAGCACCCGATCTAAGTGGGTTTGACAAGGATTTAGCAGTACAGCGTGAAAGGTTCGCTATTGTTGATGCACACATGGAATTCGTCAGTAAAGAGATTGCATTATTTAAAGAAGAAATAGGCATGATCAAAGAAATTAATGATGAACATTATCAATCACTGAAGGATCTAAAACAAACTATGCGCGATGATATAAATCGTCAAGAAAAGATTATTGATAAAGTAGAAGATGAAGTGCAAAAAACCGAAGAAGATGTTCGTAAGTTAATCAGCATTGCAGATGGTAGATTTGAAAATAAACGAAGTCAACTACAGTCAGACTATGAACAGAAAGCAGATAGCATTCGTAAAGATACTGAGCGAAAGTTAAAAGAACTTGAGGCTAGGCTAAACAAGCGGTTACAACGCGCATTAGATAATCCGTTAGCACAGTAAGTGCTTGACATGTATAGATATTTAATGTATACTAGATAGATGACGATAGAGAGTGATACGCAATGAAGCAAAAGTTTAAAGAAGCATACATGGATACAGCGAAGCGATTCGCTGAATTGAGTCATGCGATAAGATTGAAAGTAGGATCAATCATTGTTAAAGATGATAGAATCATATCAATCGGATTCAATGGAACTCCCAAGAACTGGGATAATAATTGTGAACACCGAGAATATCAGAGTGCATCCTCGCGTAATTGGTTAGATGCAGAAGATAATATAGATCAGTGGCCATACGAAGATGATAAGGGTCGTTATCGTTTGACTACTAAGCAAGAGGTATTGCACGCAGAGATGAATGCGATTTCAAAGATTGCAAAAACTACTGAATCAGCAGACGGTGCAACAATGTTTGTAACGCATCAACCATGTATTCATTGTGCTAAGATCATATATCAATCTGGTATTACCGCAGTATATTATGGTGCTGAATATCGTGATCCAGCAGGTGTACGCTTTCTAGAAGAATGTGGTGTATTAGTCGAGAAAATTGAGGATAGTTCTTTATGAAGACAATAATTGTCGTAGGTCATGGTCATGGATTGGGATGAAATTAAACAAATAGGAAACAATATACATTGATGAATGAAATTACAATAGAGCAGATAGAAGAATTTGATGAGATGTATGGCGATGAGTTACCAAGTTATACACATGAGCCAATTAAATTTAAGTATTACTGGGACATGTATTTACAAGTAAAAAATAATGAATCAGAAATCAAATAAACTGTTGACAACGTATTAGATGTATAGTATAATTAATACATAAGTTAATTTTATAGGTAAATGATATGTCTACAGCAGTAGCAGAGAAGTTAGAAGTATGTCCTAAGATGTCAGCGACTGTACGTGAGCGCATGACTAAATCACGTGTTCGATTTCTATTAACTAAACCGTTCTATGGAACACTTGCATCACGATTAGTTCTTACTGAGGCTAATTATATGCCTACGGCTGCAACCGACGGGCGTCGTTTGTTGTACAATGTTGAGTTTGTAAATAAATTGTCAGATTCAGAACTTGACTTTTTGGTTGCTCACGAAGTATTACATTGTGTGTACGATCATATGGCGGCACGTGGTGATCGTAATCCTCAAGTATATAATGCTGCATGTGATTACAATATAAACCTCACACTAGTTGATAACAAGATTGGTACTATTATTGGTTCTGATAAATTAGATGGTGGTGAACCTTGTTATGATACTAAGTATCGTGATATGGGTAGTTATGAGATTTATGAAAAGTTGATGGAAGATTACGATGGAAAGAGTTACACTGTTAATGCAGACGGTACTATCACTGATGAAGATGGCAATGTAGTTGGCAATATTAGTGGCATGGACGTTCATTTAGAGCCTTCACAAGGTGATGAAAATGGCAATGATGCTAACGGGAACCCAGTTGATGGTATGTCAGCAGATGAACGTAAGGCATTACAAGATGAAATCAAGCAAGCAGTGATCAATGCAGCACAATCAGCGGGCGACGAAGTACCTGATGATATCAAGCGAATGATTGGTGAATTGACATCGCCTAAGATGGATTGGCGTGATGTGTTGCGCACTCAATTGGAAAGTTCATTGAAGCGTGATTTCACATTCATGCGTCCTAGTAAGCGTTCTGGTGAGGTTATCTTCCCAGGCATGTCACGAGATGAAGAATTGAAAGTGACAGTTGCTATCGATACATCTGGTAGTATTAGTACAGAGATGTTGCGTGACTTCGTAAGTGAAGTGCAAGGTATCATGGATCAGTATCAAGATTACGAGGTGACTATGATGCAGTTTGACACTGGTGTATATGGTGTTGAAGTATTTACCGCAGACGGCGGCGAGGATATCTCTGAGTATGATATTCGCGGTGGTGGTGGTACAGAATTCGATGCAGTATGGAATTACATGAAAGAAAACGACATGGAGCCTGATCAGTTAATTATGTTCACTGATGGTTATCCATTTGGTTCATGGGGTGATGAAGATTATTGTGATACATTGTTTGTAATTCACGGTGATACTGAGCATCGCATTGAATCACCATTTGGAGTTACAATTCATTATGATGCATAATGTAAAGATTATAAATAATGCAGGCAGTCTAAGTGAAAGTGACTTAGTACTGCTTGCAGGAACAGATATTATTCTGTCGATGTTGCGAAATCGTATACTTATTCTAGTTGAAAAGAAACAAGTATGTGATTGGAGCAGATTAACAGAAGATATGACGGGATTGTACTATATTAGAACAATCGATCACAATAGTAATTTATTTCAATTATGGTTTGAGACTCCAGTAGACTTGACCCAGTTTGAAAAGAATTTAGCAATGGCGAAGATCGCCGGAAATGTTTACGAATAGTAATCATCATTTATCTGTAATAATATAGATAAATAAACATAGTAGTTAATTAAATAAAGGAAGTAAAATGACTGAAGCAACACAAGAAGTACCAACACTAACATTGCAGGACTTAACATTGACAGCGAATATTATCGATTTGTCAGTACAACGTGGCGCATTTAAAGGCGCAGAAGCAGAACAAGTTGGACAAATGTTCAATCGTTTAGTTGCGATTATCAAATCAATTGCACCACCAACTGACGAATCTGCTACGGAAACAGAAGGCGAGGTTTAATCTCATGTCTACAAATAATCTAAAACATGTAGGTCAATTGATCAACACACAACGTAGATGTGTTATCATGTTTCGTGAAATTCCAGATGATGAAAGTAATTGTCTAGTAGTGGACACCGATGCATTGGTAGATTGGATGCACGATGATGTTATTAATGCAGTAGAATCTCCTGGCGCTCAAGCATCAGTGGATTTCTCTGAATTTGCACAGCGTAGAGTAATGACAGATGGCACTAACATGCTGCAATCATTGCACGCAAAAGGTTTTTTGCAAAAGCAAAAAGCGTCAAATGTGATGATGACACCAAATCGTGAAACTCAGATCCGTTTAGACGAATTGAATAAAATCATTCGCGAGCAGTCTGGACAGGACACCATTCATAAGCAACCTGTTGAAACTCCTGAGTCACTGTCAACTCCGTCAACCGAGTCGACTGGCAATGAAGTTATCGATGATATTGCGATTGCATCTAACATGATTGCACAAGCAAAGCAATTTGAAGAGGAAGCAGCAACATTGCGTGAAAATGCATATGCATTGTCTCCTGAACTGAAACCAAAACGTGGTCGACCGGCTGCTAAAAAGACAGCAACTGCGTAAATTAGATTATGACTGGGAGTAATAATAATGAACGATGAGCCTACCGCATTTATATTTGATGTAGATGGCACACTTACTCCCAGTCGTTCTTTAATTGACCCAGTATTCGAAGCATGGTTTGTGGATTTTTGTACTCATAATGATGTATATATTGTCACTGGAAGTGATCGTACAAAAACATTAGAGCAAATACACGGTACATTATATGATCTTATAGTTAAAGTATATCAATGTAGTGGTAATAATGTGTGGATCAAAGATGTAGAAATCGAATGCAATGAATGGGTACTTGGTGACGAAGAGAGAGAATTCCTAAACGCTAAATTAGAGGAATCTGAATTTAGTATTAAGACAGGAATGCATATTGAAGATCGTCCAGGAATGGCGAATTTCAGTATAGTGGGTAGAGGTGCAACAGTGGAAGATCGCGCAGCCTATGTAGAATATGAATTTGTACATAAAGAGCGTAAACTAATTGCTGAAGCGTTCAACTTTAAATTTAAAGAGTCTGGGATAACTGCACATGTTGCAGGTGAGACGGGTCTTGATATACTACCCAATGGGAAAGACAAAGGTCAGATCATTCATGATTTTGACGAACAAACTATTTATTTCTTTGGTGATAGGATGGAAGAAGGTGGCAATGATGCTCCTCTTAAACAAGCCATCATTGGCAGAAGAAACACAAGTGATAAGTGCTTTACAGTAGAGGGATGGGAACATACATGGAATCTACTACAGGAACTATCTAAGCAAGGATTATGTTATTAAATAGCATAAATATAATTAGAATACTTACAATTTACAAGTACACTTGGAATAAATAAATCATGGCAATTGAACAAAACGATAGATCATTTAGTAAGATTTTTGATGAGATCGACATACAAACTATACCTCCCAAATATATACAAGCAATCATCCTTACATTAGTAGGTGGTGAGAAGATAGAAATATCAGATGAAATGCTAGATTCTATTACATCGGCAGAAGATGTATTCGCAGGAATCGAGCGAGAAGATGTCATGAACGTTGATATTGCTCTTGATTATGAAGCAATCGAATATGATGTAAGCACCGATGTGAAGAGCGTGCTAGACGGTCTATTCGGCAATCATGACTGATAGTGCAACCAGAATATGGATGTGCGGTATACCCGGATCTAAATGGTCTGGAATAGATATGCATATGCGTCAAGTGTTACCATGTGATCAGACTGATGAATCAGATGAACGCACATGTTATCATAGAGCGTATTCACCAACCGATACTAACAACGGACATCGTGGTAGTTATTGGGGACCAGGAATGGGATGTGGTGAAGATTGGATAGACTTCAATTTTATGGATAAATCAAAAATAATCAACGACATAGATACAGTATTCACTGGTACTGGTTACAAAATAATAAAAGATCATTTCTTGGCTAGACAATTTAATCTAGATTACGTGTGGAATAATTTTTCTGGTGATTATATAGTTCTTGTATATAGAGAACCACAGAAATCATTTGCATGGTGGTCAGAAGTTATGGATTTTGGCGAGGGACATTATCCAGATTATGCGCCTGGATATACTGATTATAATACAATGAGAAAGTTGCTGTGGACTGAATCTGCAAAGATAACAGACTTCGCAGTTCGTAAAGATATGAATTTCTCACTATATAACAATCAAGCATTCCAATCAATTGATGGATTTGCTTGGAAAACGGCTAATAAACTTGACATTATGACCAATGACACATATATATCTGTAAAGCGAATACCATAATGTCAAGTCCGTTTAAAACACCTTGGCACTTTGATAAATTTCGCACAGATGAAGAAGGTGAGTATGTTAAGATTGTTGGAATAGTCAATGGTGACTGGACAACAGAGATAGATCATGCTCGTTCAAAAGACTTCAATGTTCAAAATTATAATGAACAGCGTTATGAACATGCTGCTAACAAAAAAAGTAAAAACCATATAGAAGAAGATAAAGAGAATCCTGATGGTAAACCTGGATCTACTATGTTTCGTAAAATTAATTACGATAAGTTCCCTAGCGAGTTCCCAAAATTAAATGCGATCACAGATTTATTACAACTTGATAAAGATGAAAAGTTAACATGTAAGTTCAATGAGCAGTTCCCTAACGATCAACTTATGTGGCATATTGATAACTTGCCGGGAAACCCACGTAAAGAGCGTGTGATAGATAATCCCGAATTCAAGCATTCAAACGACAATAAAATACGCTTCTTGATCACATTAGAAGATTGGGAACCAGGACAAGTCTTTCAGTTTGGTAATAGAGTATACACCCAATGGAAAGCAGGTACTATATTTACATGGGAATGGAGTACATTGCCTCATTTAACATGGAATGGTAGTTGGTCAAAGCGTCCTTGTTTACAGATCACAGGTACAGCAACACCATCAACATGGGATATTGTGCGTAACGGTAATGCAGATACCATCTATAACATATAAATAAAAGAGTGTCATAAATCGACACAAAGGAAACTAAAATGACAGAAAAGAAATTACCATCAGATACGTTTTGTATTCTACCTTGGATACATTTGAGTACTCGCCCAGACGGCAGTATGAGAGTATGTTGTACAGCAAATGCAAGTAGTGTTGGTGCAACAAATGATAAAGTTCACGGTGGGCGAGTTGGCATTGTTAAGACAGATGATGGTAAGCCTGCAAACCTAAACAACAGTGACTTGTCTAGTGCATGGAACAATAGTTACATGCGTGGTGTACGTCAACAAATGCTTGCAGGAGAAAAGCCTGCTAGTTGTTTGAAATGTTACAAAGAAGAAGATGCAGGACATCGATCTAAGCGACAGTGGGAAACCCAGTACTGGATGCGTGATGGAATTGATGTTGATGAACTTGTTAAAGAAACATATGAAGACGGTTCAACTGATTCAAAACTACGATACATTGATATCCGTATGGGTACTAAATGCCAACTTGGTTGCGTTATGTGTAGTCCACACGATTCATCAGGATGGGTAAAAGATTGGAATAAGTTGTATCCACAGATTACCAATGAGTCACTAAAAGAAACAATGTCTTGGGATGATAAAGGCAAGCAGTTTGGTGCTAATTATAACTGGCATAAAAACAACCCACAGTTTTGGGAACAATTTTATGCTCAAATTCCATTCATGCGTCAACTATACTTTGCAGGCGGCGAATCGACGGTTATCGAAGAGCATTATGAAATCCTAGATAAAGTTATTGAAATGGGTTATGCATCTCAGATTGAGTTGCGTTACAACAGTAATGGCATTGAATTGCCTGATCGTCTACTAGAGCAATGGAAGCATTTCCAAAAGGTACGTTTCCATTATAGTATTGACAGTATTGGTGAAATGAATGATTATATTCGTTACCCAAGTGAATGGTCACATCAACTTGCAATGTTTGAGCGTCTTGATACACAGACTTCTAACAACGTAGAGATTACAATCGCGTGTGCAGTTAACGCACTAAACATTCACTACATTCCAGACTTCCTTAAATGGAAACTGCAATCAGACTTGAAGAAGACAAACATGTGGCCCTTTGGCGCTGGTGGTATTAACTATCACTTTGTATACTGGCCAGGACATTTGAATGTCAAGGTATTGCCAGATGAGTTCTTAGACAAAACCGAAGCGAAGTATGAAGAGTTCATTGCATGGTGGAAAGAGAATTGGGAACTAGGTGTTCCAAGTTGGCACAAGGGTAAAGTAGATTATCAGAAATGGGAAGATGCTGAATATGGCATCAAGCGTTTACGTGGTATGATTAGTTTTGCTCGTAGTGAAGATTGGAGTCAGCGATTACCAGAGTTTAGAGAATACATTAACAAACTAGACGAGATGCGCGGCACCGATTTCAGAAAAACATTTGCAGACATGGCTTACTTATTAGACGAGCCTACAGAGGACAATGATAGTGACTGATGTAATACCAGTATTAATTGCGTTAGAAGTGGAATTGCCCTATGAATTACCGACACCATATGTTAAAATAGTAACAGGTGTCGGTAAGATCAAAGCGACAATGGCAGCAATGGAAGCAGTATTTAAGTACAATCCTCATACCATTATCAATATGGGTACTGCGGGCAGTTTAGATCCTGATTTAGCACTAGGTGTACATGAAGTTAGTACCGTAGGTCAACGAGATATGGATGCATCGCCTTTAGGTTGGAAAGTAGGACAGACTCCGTTCACTGGTGAATTATGGATAGATCTAAAACTTAGTGGTGTTTCATTGACTAGTGGTGATAACTTTGTCACAAGTCAGCCACCATTGAGTAGTACACTGGTTGATATGGAAGCATATGGTATTGCAATGGTATGCAAAAAGTATAAAGTTATCTTTGATTGCTATAAGTACGTATCAGACTTTGCAGATGAAGATTCAACTACAGACTGGGAACAGAATTGCTCCGATGGTGCAAATGAATTCATGAAAATATTATCAAATCGTAGCGAGTAAATAATGTTAGATGTTGTCATGTTGGCGTATGGTGAACCAAACGCTGATCAAAATTTCAAAAGAATACAGAAATTAGCACCCAATGCGAAGAGGGTAGATAATGTCGTCGGGATTTTAGAGGCACATCAAGCAGCAGCAAAATTGGCAACTACTGATAATTTTTATGTAGTAGATGCTGACGCGGTGTTATCTGAGCATTTTAATTTCTCATTCACACCTGATATCATTAAAGAATCGTATCCGGGTGTGAATGAATCAAGTTGTGTATTCGTATGGCAGAGTGTTAATGCAGTCAATGGATTGATTTATGGTTATGGTGGAGTAAAGTTATTCCCTAGACATAAGTTATTGAATGCGAAATCATTTCAGATAGATATGACCACAACAATAGATGCACCATTAGTAGTGAAGCAACAAATATCTAATATAACCGAATTCAATACAGATGAATTCAGTACATGGCGCAGTGCATTCCGTGAGTGTACAAAACTAGCATCTAACCCCACTCCAGATATGGATGATCGATACAGATTAGATGTATGGTGTACTCGTGGAGATAGCAGTGCCCATGGAAAATATGCTATAATGGGTGCTAGACAAGGACGAGAGTTCGGTGCATTTTACAAAAATGATAAGAAAACTCTAGATAAAATAAACGATTTCACTTGGTTAACCACTACATTTGACAAGTCATCAGTGCATACAATAGATCAGCATCACCCAATTCATTTATCATGGTTTCATGGACTAGAAGAATATTTTACATTGTCATCCGTAGAATCATACTATGCAGTATTTATTAAACTAAAGAATGCACTGGTATACGGTGATAACTGGGGCATTCGCGATCTTATTTTAGAAGAAGTAAATATAGGTAAGAATGAAGACACTGAACTTTATGTTAATGTAATACTTCAATCATTATTAATAGATGATTATGTAATACCAGATCATCAAGTATTGGAATATATTAATCGCAATATTAATGATAATTTTATATATGGATTGATGAAATTGTCTGACCCATCGCATGGTAATATTGATCTAGTAGATTTTATCACACGTGATTCGATGATAGGCAAGTCTTGGATGATTGAAGAATTAAGTAAGACAACGTTGGAACCATCTGATGTTGTAATATTGGGTGGTAACATATGCACCCATTCATCTATGTTAATTAATAATTATGAAACAATTGAATCTATACTTAGTGTGGATATAGATCATAAGACAACAGAGTATGCTCGTTTGTTAAATCATATAGCAGAATCTGACGAATTATTCAGTGCACAAACCAATGATGTATCTGATATAATATGGGATGAATCATCTCTGCCTGATTTATTGATAAACACTAGTTGCGCACATATGGATGATACATGGTTTGACAATATACCAGATACTGATGATACTTTGATAGTAATACAGACAAATGATTTTTCAGATAATATGAACTGCGTTAAAGATCTGTCTACCGCCATGACTAAATACCAAATGAAAGAAGTATTATTTAGTGGTGAACAAAGCACACAGTTATATAATAGATTTATGATTATAGGAATCAAGTAATGAACGATGACGATATAAAGAACAATGACACAGATAATGGGTTTTGCGCACTGCCATTTGTACAATATAGTACATTCAATGGGGGTCGTTATCGATTATGTTGTATGGCAAAGGAACCTAGTGAACTTATTAATCAAGAAGAACTAGGCATAGATGGAACATGGAATCATGATTACATTCGTAGTGTTCGTGAGCGTATGGCTACGGGCGAATGGCTACCAGAGTGTATAGAATGTAAAAGATTAGAACGTAACGATATTATAAGTTCTCGTCAATGGGAAAACTATTCATGGAAAGATCAGGTTCCAGATATTGTAGCATTAGCAAGTGCAAATGATTGGAATATAGAACAGCCTCTACAATTTGATTTTAGATTAGGTAATTTGTGTAATCTACAATGTCAGATGTGTAACAAAGAAGCATCGCATTTAGTAAGTGTTGAGCGTGCCAATATGATTGCAACAGATTTGGGTCCCAAATCTCCTAACTTAGATAGATATGATTGGGACAATAATATTGCTAATAAAAAGAAAGCGATAATTCAGCCTGGCATCGATTGGGATAGTTTTGATAAGATGCTGCCATATGCACAGACGATTAAAATGATTGGCGGCGAACCAACTGTTGTATCTGATATGTTCAAGTTGCTAGACAGAGCAACTGAATCCGGATACGCAAAAAATATTACATTATCGTTCTACACGAACATCACCAATATGCAAGATAGATGGTTGAAGCAATTTAGTCAGTTTAAGCAAGTTGTTGTAAATTGCTCATTAGAGGGCATGGGTGATATGAATGATTATTTACGTCCGCCATCGCAGTGGGATTCAGTATGGGAAAATTTTGATAAGTTAGTAAAGTATTCAAATACATCAGAAGGAAAGAACATTCGTGTACGTGTCACTACGGTGAATCAAGTAACAAACGCGTTGCATTTGGTTCCATTCTGGAGATTTATGCACGATTATCAACAGACTAATGACCGTACCATCGGCATGAGTACGAATCAATTGGTAGAACCTGAATATTACTCAATGGCGCATAGTCCCCAATGGTTGCGTGATGAACAGAAATCACAGATACTAGAATTTTTAGAAGAGATAAAAGATAGTCCTCATTATGAAGATTATTCACGTCCGTTAATGGAAGCATTGCATTTTGGCGAAGATCCAGAAACCAAGTATGATCGTGGATTTATGAGGGATTATGTTCAAGTAACAGAAAACTATGATAAGCATCGCGGACATGATGTGATGTCAGTAGCACCTGAATTTAGCCGAATTAAATCAGATTTAGAACTTGACAAGTAAGGAAATAAATGACATCAACTAATATGGAATATTTAACTGAGATAGATTTTGCATTAACCACATATTGTCAAGCACGATGTAGAAGTTGTGCTAGAACGAATCAATATACTGGTGAAAAAGAAGATTGGTTAGAACTCAAGCATATGAATCTAGATGTGTTTAAACGAACTCTTGCAGCATCTACTAATATAAAGTATAATATAATTGAGTTTTGTGGCGAGTTGGGCGATCCCATGATGCATCCACAAGTTGACAAATTTATAGAAACTGCATTAGAATATGCACCATCAATATTAATATCAACAAATGGTGCGCTTAGAAATGCAAACTGGTATAAGACGATAGCAGAAAAATACACAGACGATGTCTTTATAAATTGGGCAATTGATGGAGCAACACATGACACCAATTGGAAGTATAGAGAAGGTGTTGATTTTAATAAAGCTTTTGAAAATATGAAAACTCACACTCAATCAGGTGGGGATGGTGAATGGCGATATTTAATATTTGAGTGGAATTGGCATGAAATACCGCTAGCACGTCAAATGGCAAAAGAGATTGGAATTAAAATTATTTTTTGCTTCAATAATAGAGATTTTGGATTAATAACACCAGATTCTAGATTGGATGCAGAAAAATTATTAATAGGAGTGAGTCCAGATGACATCAAAGGGTAAATATAATATTGAATGTCAATCATTCGAAGCTCTAAATGAATTTACTAACCTCCCTGTAAGAAAATGGGAAGTAACACCAGAAGGAAGAGTGTGGCCATGTTGTTATTTTGCAAATGCATGGGATAGACGACATATGATGAGGGCAGATGAATTGGGTCCCGATGAAGATTCTAGTGAAGAAGATTTTCATAATGTAAATGGTGAATCAGCAGAATTATTGAATGATGCTAGAATGATGACTATAATAAATGAAGATCCTGATTGGAATAGTTTAGAACATCACTCTATAGAAGAAATCATAGCGCACGAAGTATTCCACAGTTACATCTGGACTGAAGGATGGAATAGCGATAATCCTGCGATATTGTGTGTTAATAATTGTAATAAGTGTTGACAAGTAAGCCGTATTGTTGTATAATAGTTATATAAGTTAATAAAGCGCAAGGAAATGAATATGTTAAATTTTTTAGAGACTACTGTTTTGCCAATGACACGTGTTATTGAAGCGAGCGGCTATTTTGAAATATTGTTATTATGTTTATTGCCAATCATGCTGATTGGTAGTGCGGTATTATTTAAGAAAGGTGAATTATAATGGCTAGATTTAGTGAGTTTAAGCATTGGGTACAATCCATGTGGTATGATCATAAGCGCGAAAAGATTGAGTGGGAAGGTAGTCCACCAGATTACGGTTTTCGTACGTGGGTTAACATGAACAAATGGTTCATCAAGCGTATGTGGAAAGCACGTAACGAAGAATCATAAGTTTATATTAGACAGAACTGTAACGTATATCTGACCTTGTTCTAGACAAAAGGGTTTGGGTTGTAGCGCAGTCTGGGAGAAGCGTCTATCCTCGGTGATGTAGCATTAGATTAATTACCTAATACCCTGCATTACATAGATAGAAGGTCGTGGGTTCGAATCCCTCCAACTCCGTTAGAGTTTTGTCTAATATAAATATAGTTTAACTAAGCGTAGGGAAAAGTAATGATTGTAGCACTAGCACTAATTGGGGCATTGTTCACAGTAGACAATGCAGAGTTTTTAAATCAGGTAGAGAAGAATAAAGCAGATGGTATGTCGTGGCATTACATTGGGTCAACTGCACCAAATGCAAATGATCCGTACATTGCTGCAATTAACAAAGAAACGGGTGAAGAAACTGTTTACTTTAAGATGTTACAGGACTAAATGTAACTAAGTATTTAATTGAAAATAAGTGTTGACAAGAACGAAATAGTCTGTTACACTTATTACATAGGTTTGAGAAGCGTAACTAAGCATTTTGAACCGAAAAAGATAAATAGAATCATAAGAAATAAAGTTAAAATAAGTGTTGACAAGATAGAAATAGTCTGTTATACTTATAACATAAACAGTTAAAGATAACTGTAATAAACAAGAGAACGAAACGATGTTAAACACATTCTGTAATTTACATAGTAAACTAGATAGTCAACGCTGGTATCAGCCGGAGATTATGAATGTGCCCGCGAGTTTCTTAGACGAGGATGATGGATTATATTAAGCCATTAAATCCAATAAATTTCTAAGAAACCCGCCAAGCGAAAGCAAAGCGGGTTTTTTTATGACAGTGTAAAAGTAGAAGCGGAACGAGGTCGCTGAGATTACACTTTAAATAATATCTCTAAAATGGCGTGTTGTAGGATTGAAAGTTCTAGTTAGAATGAGTAAAATTATGACAGTATATTTTTATACTAAAAAGCATTCATAGAGTGTTTTTCAGTATAATGCTCGGTTAGCTCAAAGGTAGAGCCATCGCTCGATAAGCGATAGACGAAGGATCGTTACCTTCACTGAGTACCATTTTAAAATTGGAGATTCACTGCCATAAGTGTGAACTATAAAATTACGGATTGTTAGCATAGTGGCTTAATGCAGCACCTTCATACGGTGAAGATCAATGGTTCAAATCCATTACAATCCACCACAAGTTTTACAGGGTATAGCTGAGTTTGGTTTAGCACGGGCCTTGGATGCCTGAGACGAGGGTTCAAGTCCTTCTTCCCTGACCATTAGAGATAGTGTATATCTCGTGTCTTTTATTAGATATAAAAATACAATTTAATACTCTTGCCAGTGGAACTGGCAGTTGGGTTTCGACCCCGACTTGCGAATGTTCGATTCATTCCAGGAGTGCCAAATTTACTATGCTGGCTGCCGTCTACGTTTCCGGAAACTGACGTTAAATATTGAGGTTCAACTCCTCGGATACATTAAGGAAGGCTTGGTGTATCGCGTTACAGGCAACGTAAGGGTTCGACTCCCAAATAGTAAACCGCTTTGATGGTGATCGTAGCATAACTGGCAAATGCCCAAGGTTGTGAACCTTGTAGATCCGGGATCATACCCCGGCGATCACACCACTTATTTTATGGAAGATGATCTAGTCTGGGACTAGGATGACTTGCTAAGTCAATCGGCTCGAAAGGGTTTGGGATCGTAACCTACTTCTTCCGCCACTTTTAGCGCGGTTGCCAGAGTAGCCAACGGAGCGGCTTGCAAACCCGTACAACCATCGGTGCAAATCCGATACCGCGCTCCAATTTTAAGTTCCGTTCGTCTATCGGTTAGGACATACGGGAAGAATTACATCCCCATAGATTACGTTGGTTAAATCACTAGACTTTCACTCTAGCGAACCGGGATCGTCGCCCGGTGGGGATACCATTTTTGTCTTATAGTTTAATATGGCATTTGGGTATGACGATACTCAAGAATAGAATCTTGCAATCAGCGAGAGATACAGGTATTGCATAATCCTGTTAAGACAAATTATTTTTAATGCATCGGTAGTGTCAATGGAAACACGCGAGATTCCAAACTTCGTATTCTAGGTTCAAGTCCTAGTCGGTGTGCCACATTAAGGTAGTTAAGCAGTTGAGAACCATATCGTGAAACCTACGGGGGAGTTGGTATTGGAACAAATAGTTCGCTGCTCAAGAGGGTGTTGACCTCTACTGCCACCCTTTTTATCTTGTTGCTTAATTAAAGCAGTGGAATCCCTCATACATCGTCAATGCTATGAGAATGATGTTTCCATGCATGTAGGTGCAAATCCTACCAAGATAAATTATTTTTAAGCAGGATACGACTCATGGTGAGACAGCGGATTGTAAATCCGTAGCGTGTAATGCGCAAGTAGGTTCAATTCCTTCATCCTGCACCACTTTTAAGCCGCAGTGACCCAAATAGGTAGAGGTGCTGGTTTTAGAAACCAGATGTTGTAGGTTCGATCCCTACTTGCGGTACCAACATAAATACAACCATATATAGGAGAAACCATATAATGGCAATTACATTATCTAAAGAAGCATCAGAGCGCATATCAGATTACATGATCAACAGAGGACCTACGTACGGTGTACGTGTAGGTGTAAGAACAACAGGTTGTTCTGGTCTTGCATACATAGTAGAGTTTGTCGATAATATTGACGAGAATGATACAGTCTTTGTATCAAATGAAATAAGTATTGTAGTAGATCCTAAAGGTTTAACATACCTTGACGGTACTGAGTTGGATTATGGACGTGATGGACTCAACGAAGGATTCAGATTTAATAATCCAAACGCAAAAGACGAATGCGGTTGTGGCGAAAGTTTCACTGTATAATATTTTATTAAATAAGTGTTGACAAGAGAAGTATAATGCGTTACAATAGCACAACGTTTTGAGAAAGACATAAAGTTTTTTGATAAATAAATAAGAAGTTTATGCTGACGTATTTCAAGTCACTAATTTAGAAATAGTTTAAAATAGTTTAAAATAGTAGTTGACAATAGTTAATAAGTTTGATATAATAGTAGAACAAGTTGAGAGATCAACACGCTCTTTAAAAATAGTTTGTTTTAATATGTATTATTGTTGATGAAAGTAGGGCTTGATGTTGGAAGTAGAACCATTAAGGTGTCTGACGATAGTTAACAATAATATATTTTAAAATGAATTAAAATAGTTATTGACATTGTTATGAAACTTTGTTATACTATTAAAGTGTTCTTTTGTATACACATTAGGTAGATACTGATTTTAGTAGGTATGGTGATTCGTGCTGAACGTTGAAGGGAATCGCTAAATGACAAGGGACTTGCTGTGTGGGATTAATCATCCCTGTCGTAGACAAGCGGTTGTTAAATAATGTGTATGCAAAAGTGTATTTTAATATATGCTATTGGGTAGAGCCAGATCGTAGTAAGCATAAGGGTGCGTGCTGAAATTTGAAGGGAATCGCTGAACGACAATAGGTTTAATGTATACAGACTAATCCCTGTATATTGGAACCAACGATAGTTAAACGATAGTATATTTTAAAGTTTATTTTAAATAAAGTTTAATTCCTGAATAGCTCAGTTGGTAGAGCAGTAGACTGTTAATCTATTTGTCGTTGGTTCGAGCCCAACTTCAGGAGCCATTTTCATAGTTAGTTTATTCCTTCTTACAGGATATCCTGAGAAGATACGAAGAAAACTGATAGCATCACATCTGAAACAATGACGATGTGGTGCGGTTGCGCCCGATTAGTTAAGTGGTATAACAATTGCCTTGTAAGCATTAGTTGGTGGTTCGATTCCATCATTGGGCACCATTTTTTAAAGTAGTATTAAGTAGTTACCCTAGCGGCTCATAAGAGAGAGTCGGTTCATTGCATATAGTTACAGTTATGTGTAGTCAGCGAAATGTGCATCTGTAAGTGCATGTAGACTCGGCTAACTTCTTAATATTATTTTTGCTGACGTAGCTCACTCGGGAGAGCGCGACCCTGTCAAGGTCGAGGTAGTGGGATCGAAACCCATCGTTGGCGCCACATTTAAGATCAAATTTCTTGACCAGAAGTTTGAAACAACGTTTTATAGAGAGTTGGCAGAGTGGTCGAATGCACTGGTCTTGAAAACCAGCAAGGGTTCATAGCCCTTCGAGAGTTCGAACCTCTCACTCTCTGCCATTTTAGATAGTGCTAAATAGATAGTTCGTCAGATGATGTAACTATTTTATAGGAATAAACCATGTATAATATAATTTGTCCCATTAGCATAATGGATAGTGCAGTGGATTTCTACTCCATAGATCAGGGTTCGACTCCTTGATGGGACACCAATTTTAAAGAGCGTACAGTATCATCGCTTGTCAAGTAGATACTCAGGTAACATCAGGCATAGCCCCTCATGATGTTATTAGGTGAGGGGGTGAGACAAGCACATTTTTATATCATCATTTGCCAATTGGTAAGGTTAGGCGAAGTAGTCGTTACTGGTTCGATTCCAGTTGGTGATACCAATTTTAATGCGGGATGCTAAGGTATGCACTCCGGGCTCATAACCCGCGAGGTTGAGTTTCGATTACTCTTTCCGCTACCACATTAGGGCCTATAGCTTAGTTGGTTTAAAGCAGACGACTCATAATCGTAAGATCCTTGGTTCAAGTCCAAGTAGGCCCACCACTATAATTTATTTTTGTATAAGATTTGTCTTATACATTTACAGAAATCGCTTCTGTTATCGTGACATACAACGACAACGATAGCGTTACACTCGTAACAAATACATGTTAATTATGCGAGTTGACGATAACAGAGGCGGCGCTATTC